TAGCACATATTTCACTGGCTTGCGTCCAGTTTGGTTAAGCATGATGACACCAACCATGTGTTGCCAAGCACGAATCTTTTCGTCCTTAGCCGGCAACTGCTGCTGTACCATCAAATCGTCTCGTAAAGGAATAGCCATGATTATAGTATAGAGGAAAAAAAAGGGTCTGTCAAGACCCTTATGCTTGTTTGACTAACAAAGGTCTAAGGTTGGGAGGTTGCCATCCCTCTGGCTTTAAAACCTTGCCGTCTTCACGCTTGCGAACCTTGCCTGTTTCTGGATCGATCTTAGCAAAGTTTGTGCGCATGACTTCTTTCCACGCACCCTCAGCATCTGCTCCGATACTATGTATAGCACCGATAGTGACTACCAAGATATCGATCAAAGCGTCTAAGGTTTCTACGCTGTTGTCAGAAGTCATAGCTTGACTGAGTTCGCCCATTTCTTCTGCTATGAGATTACAGTACATTTGAAATTGAGCTAGATTCAACCCCTGTACTGTTTGGTCACAGGCTGTCATAAACTGTTCTTGATCACGGAACGGATTCGTCATTTGTTTTCCAATCTATAAGCGTCTACGGCATTCGGAACTGCGATGCCTTGGTTGATATTTACTGTGTCGTTTGGTTTTTCAGAACTCCACATTAATATGGCTTTGTTTTCTACCAGTCTAATAGTAACAGGTTCGTCACCGCCATTATCATATTCGATACCTCTTGTCCAACGACCGTGTTCGACTAGGATCCAATCACCAACTCCGAAATCTTCTTTATGTTCAGGACCAACGGCAAACACCTTACCCCAGCGAGGATAGATACCTTCTACCTTGCCGTCATCACTTTTGATAATAATGCCGCTGGCAGTTTTCTGCTCACCGAAATACATATCACTGACCATGATTTTGTCACGGAGGATTCGCAATTTACCTTTGACTACTGACATTATTCCTCCGCTTTCTTAGGTGTAGGATTTTCTGCTTTTACTGACCTGGGATTACGATTGTAATATTCTGCCATCAATTCTTCTCTAGTCTTTACGATCTTGCCACCTGGACCTAATTGGTCACCGCGGGCATTGACTTTAGCGTTGCCTACAGCCTGTACGAGTTCGTTGACTAGGGTGAGTTTTTCCATGTCGATTTCTCTGCCCTGCATGGTTCTAACTGTTTTACCCATTATTATCTCCTTTTAATTCTTGTCTTTGGTAGCTTACGTCCTTGTAAGATACGTCTAGCGTTTCTAGCTGCCACTACCTTAACCTTTCTTTGTCCATTTCTTTTAGCCATCTGTTTCTCCTTTGAAAAACTCTGTTATAGGTAATTTGTATTTAACGCTGTCTATCTTATGTAGTCCTATAAGATATAGACAGTAGCTAGAAACGGCACTACCTCGTCCCACACCCCAGACTATATTATTTGCTCTAAGAGTATCGACCAAGTATTTTGATACTTTTAAAATATCTAATAGATTATGTTTTTTATATAGATCTAGTTCATCGACTAAACGTCCGTAGTTTTCTTTTGGACATTGATTGACTAGGAATCCTTCTATATCCATTGTTTGGTAATTGTGTGGAATAAACCAAGAGCGTCCTTTTGGTAATTCGGACATTGGCATAGGATAGTTTAGTTTTTCTTCTAAACAGCGTTCAATATATTTTTCTAAATTGGGAGATAGGTCTGTGACGAAAGAATCTTCTAGAGCAGAAGGTCCGTATTTTAACAGTCCTTCTATGATGTCTTTGTCTGCGTTATTCAACATTAATCAATTGATCCAAGTCTTTATCTAGTCCTTTAGACGCATTTGTTCCATTGTTTCTCAAACGTCTAGCTAGCTCTTCTCTGTATATTGTAACAAAGGTTAAGACTTGTGTCAAGAGATCTCGGTTTCCTAATCTCTGTGCTTGATAATATTTTTTAGTCAGTTCTTGTAACTTCAGCTCTACTTCCGAATCTTTGAGTGTGCTAAGATCGGCTTGGAACGGATGTATCATATTAGTTGAATACGCCCATACATTCTACCAAATAGCATCTAGCCAATGAACCGGGATCTATGCTTTTGGCTCTTGTAGTTACTCTTACCAACATAGCCGAAGTTGCGCTAGTCACTGTGATAGGATTAGCAGGAAAGTTGGCTTTTAATACTGGTATAACACCATCTGTAGGGAAAGTGATAGTTCTAGCAGTACCGTCGCCTCTAATTTCTAATATAACTGACACAGAATTGTCTACAGGAAACCCTTCGAAAGTAAACTGTGCATCGCCGCTTAATGACACATATTGATGATCAGCATTTCCGAAGTTGATAACGATCGCTCCGCTACGTGTACCTAGGTTAAGAAAACTGTGAATATTATTTCTTAACACGGCATTGGTGATCGCCTTTTTGTTGAAATCGTTGTCTACATTGATTTTAGCTGTATTAGCCTGTAGGTCTGTAATTTCGGTAGCTGCTGTAGCTAGTCCGATCTTGGTATAATTGAAATTATCTCTAAATCCTTGAGTATCGTTATCTACTCCTGCGATTGGATAAGTTTCATCAATCTGTGCTGAATTTATGTTGCTTGCCATTTTATATTATTTCTCCACGTTGCGGAAATGCTAGATATTTATCCTGTAGTATTCCGTCGGTAGAATCAATCAGATATCGATCTACTTCAAAGTCTATGGTTTTAAAATCGAAATCGCTTAGATTCTTTATGTTTATTATGATGTCATCTGCTGCTCCTGGTAAACAGTAGCAGATAGGCATCGCACTAACCCATCCAGGTTCTACGAAACTAGATTCCTGTATGCTTCTCATCCAAAGCGGCAGATAGGTTCGATCATTAAGGCCTGTACTTTTGATACGTTTTCTCATATTTTTGATACTGTTTGGCCATATTGTCTGTACATCTCTATCACTAGCAAGAAAGTTATTGCTGTCTACTCTGATAGTATCAACATCGACTCTCACAGGTCGATTTATATTATCTGGAAGATTTATCTGTCTACTGATGCTCTTGCCATTTTTTACTAGATCGTCGACTACATCGACATAGACTACTTCGTAAATAATTTCTTGTGTCGTAGGATCTTTAGCGACAGCTTTTTTGATGTCACCGAATTTCAATCTTTTGTTATAGTGATTCCTGCTGACAGCTTCAACAAACATATCTATGTTAGAACTTTGTATACCGGCATAAACTAACATAGTCAAACTGTCCTGTATACCAAATGCCGGATCCCCATATCTATAAATTTTTTCGGGATTGAAAATAGTGGTGTCAGATATAAATGTGTACCAACGATCTCTTTTGCTTTTTTTCTGTAATACCTTGAAACTGAGATTGCTGTAAACTATATCACTGATACCTGATACAACTATCTTAAAAGTTTTAGATGAACTGGAATAATTGTAGATATCTCTAGCAGCAACTACAAATGTAAATTCTTTATCAAATGATGTTAATGTATTATCAAATGTAACATTAAAATCTCTTTCACTACTACCGTCATAATTATAAAATCTTGTTAAACCGCGTGTAATGTTCGTAGTCGTATTGCCATCAAGAGTGAGAAAATTTGTTGATAAGGAGTCCCCATTATCTACGGTTATGTTGCCACTACCGGATGCTGAGCCACCATCTAAGTCATAGATAAAACCAGTTGAATTGAATGTTCCGATTTGTCTAACTTTTCCAATGATTTCGCCAGTTGATAGTAAAGTAAGACCTGGAGGTAAAACTCCTTTTCCGGGTACTAGTTGATAAGTTACTAGACCGTTTCTTAGTAATGATTCAGCTTCGATTACTAATTGGCTATCTTTATTTGGACTGATTGATCCAAGTTCAGCAGGTGATATCCATTTGATACCCGTCTCAAGCTCACCGATAGTCTTGATAGTGAATGTTCTAATACTACTGGCCTGTGTTCCTGATGGATAGGTAGTAGTAGCCACCACACTGAATTCAAATGTTTCTGTTATTCTGGGTTGATACGGTACTTTGCCTGTTAATTTTCCTTCTATCGTATCTAATACCATGCCTTTAGGCACCACGCTTGGAGTTCCGAAAAGTATTTCAGATCCTTTGGGTATCTTGCCATTTATTCTTGGATCTACGTAAATTCTATACTTGTTATTGCCTTGATATACGATATTGTCGATAGAATATGATCCAAGTGTGCTATCAGTAAATGTGGCTACATCATAGACCGATATCAGTTGTTTTTTATTAGGAACAGGATAATCACCAGCCACGGTTGGTTTTATTTGTACATCTAAGTATGTGTCGGTATCTCTAACTATAGATAGAGTTTCTGCTCTTATCTGAGGATTGATATCATTTAATCTAAAAGTGATTGTACCTGGCCATGTATCTGGGTGGAACACTTCTAGATTTAAAGTAACATAATTATTAGCTCGTCTTGTGCCTAGATCGGGTTCAGTGATCCATATAGGAGCTCTTACATATGTGTTGTCGGCTCTGAATATACCAGTTCCTACTTGCATTATGGTATTATCTGATTTCAAGAAATCTTCGCTGACTACATAGATTTTAAAAGTTCTTCTTTCGTCATGTAATCCATCTGAGGCTACTACAACGAATTGATAAAATCTAGTCAACTTTCTTGGAAACATTACAGCATCAAAGTAATCAAATGTCTGTACGTCGAACCCGAAACTATCAAAACCGTTGATAGGTAAAGCACCTAGATCATATGGTTCTGAATCATATAAATTCCTGTCATAGTTAGAATTATAAATTTTATTTTCTAGAGCAAAAATTGGTTTTGTAAAACCTGAAATCCTACCAGTTGATGACAATGTGAGACCTGGGGGAAGTTCCCCACCGTCGAATGGTATGTAGTATTCTATTTTGTCGCCTGCCGGAATGTCAGGATCTAAAGCTAATAGTTGGAAATCAACTTTGTCGTTATCAAGCACAAAGTATGTGTAATTAGGACCTACCGGTAAAAGTCCGTCTGGTGTAACCCAAAATGGTTCATCTGCCCCTAACACTGTTATTTCGAATGTTCTATCTTTTTTATCTACACTGTCACTAGCTCGGATAACAAATCTAGAAGTAATTGGTTTCTTAACTTCGAATGGAGTACCTACTATGGTATTATTTTCTAATCGTAGCCCGAGAGGTAATGAACCTGATATCAGCTTATAAGTGACAGCAGATACGCCAGAGCTGGCAGAAAGAACTATATTTTGTTTAGTTCTTTCATTTAATGTACCTAAGGTACCAGCTGGAGTATTCCATGTTACAGCCATACGAATTCCTTAGAAGGTTGACGACTGGATAGATATTCTTGACCAAATACTTGTGCTTCCGTCATAAAATCCGCTACAGATATAGAAGTAAGTATTATCTAGAGTGACCATTCCGGGAACACTGCCTGGATAACCTACTGATGTAGTTGGGACAACAGAACTTACTGTAAGTGTTGGCTGTCCTGGATTATAGAATGTAACTTCATCACCATTTAATCCGTGACCTGCGCTGATAGCAAAAGTTTCTGTAGCTGTTATAACATTGCCTACTACCGACAACACAGTTCGTTCACTTACTCCTGGTAAGCTGAATACAGCACCTGGTAATATGTTTGTAGGATCGTCGACTGTAAATGTGGTCCTAGATCCTGCTGGGATATTACCCGACAATGTGGTCGTGATAGGTAAAGCGTTCCACACACCGTTTTTAACTACGATGTGATTGCTGTTTTCGTCAATTTTAATATCAAGGCCGTATTGTCTTACGACGCCTATATCTTTTTCTACTCCGAGATTGATTCTATCTGATAGATATACTCTTTTGAATTTTTGGTAAGCTATAGAACCTAGATTAGTAACTCCATCTACTTTTGGAATGACATCGTCTACGATTGTATTTCTTAGATTAATACTAACATCGTTACCATCTATTAATGGTGCTCCTCCCAAACCTGAATTATTTGGAAATACAGAACCATAATGATCGCCTCTGGTCTGTCCGCCGAAGGCAGCATCTGTACCATCGGTTCCTGTAGTCATCACAGTTTGACCGCCTGTAGATTTTAACAGTCCTGTTAGATTTCCGCTAACATTGCCAGTTACGTTTCCGATTACAGGACCAGTATGTGTGCCATTGCTGCTACCAGTTAAGTTACCACTAACATCACCAGTCAAGTTTCCATAAAATGTACCGTAGATCTTTCCGCTGGTGCCATCTACTATAAGTGTACTATCATCAGCAAACACAGAACCATTTAGATCACCGTGAACATTGCCTTGTAGATTTGACACTACGTTGGTTGCGTTGACAGTATTGGCCCAAAGATTTTGCCAACGCTTGCTGGTAGTACCTAGGTCGTATGTGTTGTTAGTATTTGGGATTATGTCTGAATTAATGTCTGCTTGAAATACCACATTGTCTGTACTCGCATTACCTAATGTAATATCACCATCGGCAGTGATAGTGCCGCTGGCATGTATGTTACCACTAATGTCGATATTACCAGTACCTACAATATCATGACCATTTAGGTTGATATCGTTGATGATGCTGCTACCTGATGATAAAAATTTTCCACCTACAGTAGATCCGTCACCTATGTATAACGACTTTGTATCTGTCGTAAAAATTAATTCACCTGCCGCTGGGGTAATGGTTAACCTTTCTGCGTTGGTTCCTCTGCGTATCTTTAGGGCCATCCTTTTTCTCCGTTAAATCGTTCCGAGATCGAGTTCATAGGTACCTGGACTTGTTACTGTACCAAAATCCCAATCGAGCTGTGAAAATAAAAATTCTGTTGCGTTTATATAATTTCCTTGAGTTATCGAACCAAAGTTATAATCGAATACTCCTGAAATTAATGCTTGGCTGTTGTAGCCTAATAGATTACCGAATAAATTTGTAGCGGTAATATTTCCTGTTATGTTTATATTACCTAAACCTAATAGACTGTGTCCGTTTAAATTTAGGTCTTCTTCTAGATTGACTGCTACTAGGTTAGCATCGAACACTATAGTATTTCCAGACTTAGTGATTACAATATTGTTTCCGCCCTGGAAAGTAACCTCTGTAGTTGGACTGATAGCATCCACATTACCGTTACTAGTTACTATACTATTAAATGTGTTTTGTAAAGGAGAATTAATAGTGATGTTATCAGTATTTTCTACAAGATTAATATTAGTTCCAGCTACTAATGATCTCATTTCGAGATTATAATTAGACTTTTGCTTGAAGATCCTAGCACCTGAACCTAGGTTTTTTCCAGTAACACTCAGTTGGTTATCTAAAGTCGCGAAATTAGCATTGACTTTTTGGAAAGCCGCACGAAGATCGTCTCCGAGACCGTCATTGACAAAATTACCTATGTTGATCGATGTTATGCTCATTTTATTACCTTTACCCTATATTTATCCTAGTTTTTTATAACCTGCCTACGGCAACTTCGATCGTACCAATTCTATCGCTGTCGTAATTTTCTAGGGCTTTACCTATGATTGTTCCTGGTTTAGCTTCTTCGCCGGAAGAAATAGCTACACCCGGAATCTGGCTAGAAACTATGAGATCTCCTTTGGAAATTTTGCCTACTACCTTACATGGCACACGGCCTTGTAGTGCGACACATACTCTAGTGCCTGGGCATTCTCCGTTCATCACATAAGCCGGATTAGTAGAAACCACACCGGCTATTCTAGTAGTAGCTGCTTTGCTGCTCTTAGTGACTTCGGCAGAGCCTCCAAATTCTACTATCGTACCTGGTTCGTATTCTTGATCACTTGTATACCATTCTGCTAAGTCGGCCCATGTGGCTGAGAATCTACTGCCCGAACCTATAGACCAGTTACCGACAATCTGTCCAGTATTTGCTGCTGCGCCTGTTGATAATGTTCCGCCATTATTAACATTAATTGTACCTGCGTTACTACCGGTGGCATCCCAAAAATTGTGAATAGTAGCATAATAAGCATTGTATTGATATGCTGCCGATGTACCGGTGTTTAATCTTATAGCAGTATTACCGTTACCATCTCTGAGAGCAACATAATATGCTTGAGAACCTGCGTTATCTAATACTCGAGATAGTACAGTTGATGTTGTGCTGTTAACAGTCATCTTGATACCAAGTGAACCGACAGCATTAATTGATCCACCACCTGCCAGCGTAATTTCACCACTACTGGTCAATCCTGTAACAGATACAGCGCCTGCCGAAAATCCGTTTGAAGCATCTCTTTGTACTAGATTCAAACCACCTACAGCAGTTGTAGAACTGTAACCGATTGTGCTAAATTTGCCAGAGCCAGTACCAGTAGCTGTTCTAACCACAGCACCTACTGATGGAACTTCTGCTCTGCTTAGACCGTCGCCGTCTTCTACGATAGTTCTAGCGTCAACGGGAACCGGAGCTCCGATAGCGGTTCCACTAGCAGGTGTTGCTCTTCTTGCCAACACCTTTGTGCTGTTTCCAGACAATGATTGATTGTCAGTGGCATCATAAACACTAGGATCGATGTATGCCAGCTTGGTAAATCTAACACCACTAGTAGTAGAAGTCGAATCATTCAAGCTCAAGAAACCGTTAGCACTAACTGTGAACACAGCCGAATCGGCAGCTGATAACAGACCGAACGATCTTACTCGTATAGTAGAACTTAGTGTGCCAGACGGTATAGCTAGTGCTATATCGAATGTGTTAGTAGTCACATTGTAAACGGTCCATTGACCGTTTAAAGAAGTTATTGAAGTCTCACCTGAAATGACAACGCTTTCTCCATTAACAAATCCGTGTAATGTGGCTGTCAGTGTTACTCGAGGAGCTCCTACTGTTTGATTGGTGTAAGAAGTTATCTGTAGACCATCCGCAGCTTTTGCTTTTAGAGTGTTAAGATTTAACTTGTATTGACCGATAGCAGCAGTGTAAGCTATATTGTTATCAGTAACATAATTTGAAGCAAGGGTAGATGTTAATGTAGTTCCGCTTCTGTTTAGAGTTATAGCACCAGTAACAGTGGCTTTTGTAAAGCCGGCAGCAGTACCAGTGAATGTCAATAGGTCACCGCTGCTTGCTCCAGTAGTCGTACCATCCTCTAGATTCAACAGCTTCATGTAATTTCTTGGAACAGCATCATTCGCTGATGTTGGACTAGCAACATTTATGATTCTGTTGTTGTTAAGGTCCATAGGACCTTTCATGCCCAATGTACCATCTAGAGCCATATACCCCGGACCAACCAAACCTGTAGTTACTATGGTGCCGCTGTTAGATAGACCTAGTCTAGAATCGATATAGGTTCTAACAGCATTAGATGTAGGTGTAGAAGTAGATGGAGCAGGTCCTGTTCCACCTAAGGTTGTATCGTTTGAGAACTCGTTAATTTCAACGCCGCTCTTCAATCTTAGAGTTTCGATACCAGCCAAGTTGATTTTGGCGCTCAGGGTCAAATTACCTGTACCTTGATCAACACCGAAGAAGTCACCGACTTTGAATGTACCGTTTTGGTCTGTGCTTACATAGAACACACGACCCTTGTTTTGTTCTAGAACTTGTTTAGCTACATCAGGGGTGTTAGCCGGCGGACCAAAAATATCTGATGGATAGTTAGTGTCTGCGTAGCTACCAGTTCCTATATCCAAGAAGTCCACGCTAGTGGCTCTCATAGTAGAAATATTAACGGTGACAGTTCCTGTAGCACCACCTCTTATACCTGCGTTGAGTGACACATTGCTGGCACTGTTATTGATGCTGTAAGTTAATCCGCCCATGGCACTGACAGTACCACCGCTGGTAAATGTAGTATATCCGGTACTGTTGACTGCGGTTGTTAACGCACTATCTGAATACAATTCAAAACTATCAAATGATCTGATCACTGTAGAAACAGAACCAGTAGCGTTGCTAAGTGTAGCAGTAGTACCACCCCAAATATATCCGGAAGCAGTAGTCAATGTCACTGGGGTCGTACCGCTGATAGTGGCAGTTATCGTAATATGTGTAGTATCTGGTATAGATAGAACATAATATGTAGTACCACTAACGATACCGCCAAACCCTGTACCATAGAAGATGATAGCTTGATTCAGCGATAGCTTGCTGGTATCGTCGACTACTATCTGATTAGGTCTTGATGGGTCTGTAGAAACGATTGTTGCCGTAGCATTGATCCTGTACGTGCTCACTGTGATTGTTGTAGAATTAATCACACGATGGACGAAATAGTCTTGTATGCTGACCAATCCGCCTATAGATCCAGAAACTATCACAGCCTGTCCAGTAGCCAGCGCAGGTGTAGACACTGCTGATCCTAAAGTTACATAATTAGTTCCGGCAGCAGTGGCAGTTATATTGACAGTGTTAGTCTGTCTCTTGATATAGTAATAGTTTGAACCTGAGAAATTCAACTCTGTCATACCACCGACGCCGGTGAATTTGACCTTCTTGCCGTCTGTCATCATGTGGGCCTGTGTAGTAGTGACTACAGCAGGATTGGCCTTGGTAACCGCGCTGACCGTTCCTCGAGCAGTAGCAGCATTAGGATTAGTGACGTTGTTAAATGTAACCTTGGCATAAGCATTTGGTAGACCGGTATTAACCAGCGTATATCCTGTTATTTCGTATATAGAGTCTTGATAACCAAATATCTGTCCTCCTGTTCCTGTTGTACTAGGATATACAGTATAACCTGTAGTTTGATAAGTCAGTCTCGCAGCGTTAGCTGTGCTTAAAGGTTGGATAGCTATATAATCATCGCCAGCATTGCCGAAACCTGGAGGTATAGTAAATGTTGTATCATTTTTCTTGACAGGTAACGAAACATAACTGAATCCGTCTCTAGTGGTCACTAACACATCTTTGTCTGCTGCTCCGACATCTAGATATGGGTTAAACGCAGTTACTCTGATAACGTTGGCAGTTGATTCTGAAAATACTAGAGCAGTGCTTGGTCTTGTGCTTACGATGGCATCTTTACCACTAATGACCAATTCACCGCTTTGTCTTATGATCAATGATTTGCTGGTCAAATCGTTGGCGATACCAGTGACTCCCGAAGCACTAGTCACATTAGCTAATGAAAGCGCAGCAACACCGGTTGGTAAACCTGTTGTGGATACACCTACTACGTTGTATGTTCTCCAACCTAATGTAACTCCTGCTCCAGAATCGCCTGTATGATCAATGTCGACGACACAGCCATTTCGAGGTAGATATGAATAATTGGTCACATAAAGAGTTAACGATCCCTTGGCATTGCTAATAGACAGTAGAGCATTTTCATAAGATGTAGCTGTCTGGGCTAGCGGAAATTTTAGATTGACTGAATCTGGTACTTCATTAGGGTCAGCACCTTCTGCCCTTAAACCATACACACCGTTACAGCATGAGCCACCCACTGAACGTATCTGACCACCGTTGAGTGAGTAGTAGGCTGTGTAGCAGTAATAGGTAAACAGCGACACAGATTCGATCAAACCGTTATTGTTGGCAAAAATTCCATAGCCCAAGTCATTGACCTGTGTAAAGTCGTTGTTCAACATTGACTTGTTACCAGGTGTTCTTAAGATAACTTTACCACCGACCATGGCATTATATGGAGTATCTAACACGCAGTTATATTGTGGATAGATATCAGGCACAGTGGTACTATCACCGCCTGCTGCGATAGTATTAATATAACCTACAGCAGTGTCTATAGTACCTGTGCTAGTTCCTGTTAGTACTTTAGCGTTGGTTAGATCTACACCTGATAGTGTTAGGTCTTTAGTCTGGTAGAACTGAATAGTATGGCTGGACCCACTGCCTGATCCTGTGATATTGATTGCCAATGCTGTAGAAAGACCTTTTTCTGCGGCTACTATCAGATCAAATGATTCGAACAGTTGAATAGTGTCAGCATCTATCACATAAACATAATATGGATCTACAGTTGATAAGGTACCAAAATCTGTGGTAATAGAAGACCCACCGCCGTTGCTATATTGTACCTTAGATCCATTAGTAAATGGGTGCGAAGGTAGTGTTATTGTATTTGCTGATATAGAAACAGCAGATGAGGGATTGAAAGTCTGTTTGCTACGTAAAGGACTTATGGTGATGTTCTGTATAATATCGGTTATAGTAGAACCTATAAAATTAACAGCATCTGTTTCGGCAGGAATTTGATCCTGCGCATATACCAATACTCCTTGTCTGTAGTAAGAATATCCTGCTCTTAGAGATTCTGTAAAATCTCCAAACATGTCTATAGCAATAGCATCAACTATAAGTCCAACATCTCGCTTACAAGTGTCTTTAAGATAATTTAGTGAAGGATAATATTGATCGACAAATTTAACAGTTTCTACCTGTATGAGTTCTTTGTTAGCCTGTATCAAGGCCTTGGCCTTATACATAGCTTCTCCGTATTGAACAATATTAGCTATGATTTCAAAACAGTTGTCAACGATAGTTTGAGCAGTGGCACCATCAGTGATCGACGGAATAGTAGTTTGTCCTGCGCTGCCTAGCACAGGTGTAAACAGTTCTTGTTTGATACATTTTATCGCGATATCTCTAGCATGTCTTATAGCTGCGGCAGTCTGTGTTACTTGACCGGCAATGATAGTAGAACCACTAGAAAAATATAGTCTACCTGCTTGTGAGCTATGTCTATAACCGCCATATAGAAGGTCTTCCATGACAGCATCAACGATCAGTCCTACATCTCTATAACAAATATCTTCGTCATAGTTTAGATTAGGAAATCCACTAGGTGAATTGATCCATGCTATGGTTTCTGTTTGTATGAATGTTTTGTTAGCAGCCAGCAGAGTCTTAGCGCCAAAATATGGTGTTTCTACTCTAGTCGCTAAGGTAATCCTATATAAATCACTGCCGAACACAAATGATGTTGGTAGCTGAGGTTCTCTGTAAAGACCACCGATAGTGATCTTATATCCGTCATCGCTCTTATCTAGTAGCACACCGGGCATGTTAGCTACGAATCCATCGACGTATTGTCCACCAGCAAATCTCTTGGCATTAGTGCTGCCAGTAAAACTTGATCCAACTTGCATGTATGGTGACTTGGCAGATATCTGACCTTCGGGGTCAAGTACCATCATGAATCCGCCGTGACCTTGAACACTCATGTTACGTACAACAACAGCGTCATTGGCTAAGAACACATCCATTTCGTCGTTATTCTTGGGAGTGCTTGAGTAGTCCAGCGGATCTGTTAGATAGTGATAACCGTATTCTGTGGTCGAGACACGGATTCCGTCGATGATAGGATCTCTACGGAAATATAATCTAGCCCAAGGGGATCTGCTGATTCCTGGTTTTGGTCTGATCTGGACACGTCTAAATTCTGTTCCTTTGATAGAAACGTTAGCTGCTAGACGTATAGGAAAATGTTCGTAATAGATACCACTTTCTACTTCAATAGTAACTTGTACGTTCTTGGTAGCTTGGCCGTATTCTATTTCTTCTCCTACAAGAAGATTACCAGTAAGTGTTTGTATATCAAATATTTCGTTGCCTAGATTATCTATTTCGGCAGCAAAGTTAACGATTCTAGCTACAGCACCTGAAGTTAATCCTCGTAATAGTTGACCATCTGATAGATCGTTGTCAAAGTCGGAACCTAGATTTTCTGTAGTTATGGTTATTCTTGGTAGATAGATATCGATAGTTGGAATAGATGTATATCCAGAACCATTGCTTACGATATTCACATCCTTGATAACTCCACCTACTTCTATAGGAGTGGCTTCTGCTCCTAATGTAGGAGATCCTCCTGAGAATATGGCAGAAGCAGAACCGTAATTGCTACCTCCATTAGTAACTATGATGCTACTGACTTTCCAGGTAGCCGATATCCTAGCACCGTTACCGGTTCCTCCTACGAGAGTGATATTGGTTATATTATCAGGTAATGCGCTATAGACACCTGCTTCTACGATAGAAAGTTGAGTAATGCCGCCTGTGATATCTTTGGCTTCTACACGCACCTGTGCTGGAATAACAGGAGTACCTCCAGATAGCGTTAACACATCTCCGAGTTCGTACCCAGTTCCTACGATAGGGATAGTGAAAGAATCGACGCCCATCCTTGCTACTGCTGTAGCACCTACTCCTGACAAGGGAGAAGCAGCAAACGAATAAAGTGTTGAATTCTTGGTACCAAAATCGTAGGTAAGTTTCTTTCTATAAGGACCTAGTTCAAATGGAGCACTGTTAATGATCTGCTCTGCTACTTGAGCAGCATAGCTAACAGTAGCATAGGCAGCTGACCAAGAACGTCCTCTTTGGTTTTCTGGAATATCTGTTCTATTGTCGCTACCATTTTTAGCAACAAAGATGTTATTAGCACTGGTAAATGTTTTGCCATCTACATAAGATTTTGTAGCAGCGATTAACCCATTGTAGTTGGCATCATCGCTTTGTATAGGATTTCTGCTTAGGATCAGCGGACCAGTCATAGTTCCCCATTCTGTCCTAATAGCATTAGTGTTTGGATCTCTAGCATTTACGCCAGCTAGAGATAATTTTCCGTCTACATATCCTTTTGTAGCAGCATCTGTATCTAATTGAGCTGGACTAAGATTTGTTAGACGTTTGAAATTAGAGTTTAAGTTGGCAGCAAGTGTTGGAGTGGCATCGTTGATCAACGCAGAAGCTAGAGAACTAAAACGGATAACTCCTGGATCTACTTGGTTGATAACTAGAGTAGCATCACCTACTAGTTCTTTAAAAACAATTTCTTCAGTTACACCATCAACGACCAGTATTTTATTTGAATCAGCTAGGCGTATCTGGCTAGGTGTGTCAGATAGCCCAGTAAAGGACAGTTTACCTTCTTGTCCTAGAATAGCATATAGTTCTGTGAAATTTTCGTTGACTTTCTTAAAACTGTCACGAATACTGTCGCCGGTACCGTCATTGCCTTCGATACCAATATTAATCTCTTGTCTAGCCATTATAAACTCCGGAAAAAGCTACTTGCTCCTAATATTTAGCCCAAAATTCTATAAGCCGAATGTAAATATCTTATGTACTTGAAACAACTGACACGTACCACAGAATACACTAGACCTAGCAAGCTAGGTAAGGATCATGTCTATACGAGAGAAAAGACTGTGGCGGTATTCCGTTGCGACAGTTGTGATGAAGAATTTGAAAGAGATCTAAAACACATAGACCATAGGCGTCTAAGTAACAATTATTTCCATTGCTGCTCAAAGTGCGATGTTAAACGTTTCGCACAGAAAAAAGGAGTAGATAGGAAAAAGATATGGGACATGCCCGCTAGCAGTCTGTTACCTGTTAGCAAATATTAATGCTCACTTAAGGATGCCCTCGGGCACGACTCCTACTATCATCCTCGCCCAGCAGCCGGGCACACCTATGTAACGATAACGTCCTAAGGTAGGTGTTCTATACTTTGAAACTTTCCCCACACCCGCAGCGAGCAGTTTCGTTGGGGTTTTTAAAATCAAACCCTTCGTTAAGTCCGTTTTTGATCCAATCCATTTCTAAACCTAGCAGGTACACTAGAGATTTCTTATCTGTGTAAATGTTAACACCATTGCTTTGCCAAACGTCATCATGCTCGTTTGGAGTGTCGACATATTCTAAAACATAAGCAAGACCTGAACATCCGGAGTTTTTTACTCCTACTCTTATGCCCAATCCTTTGCCTCTGCGTTCTAACTGTGTCTTTACTTTTTCAGCTGCTAGTTCCGACAGTGTTATCATTTAATTCAGTTTCTCTTTGCTTTCTACGATAATCTTCAATGGCTGATTTAATAGCATCTTCTGCGAGGATAGAGCAGTGGATCTTGACGGGGGGCAAAGCGAGTTCTGCTGCGATAGCCGAATTTTTAATCGTACCCGCTTGGTCGAGCGTCTTACCTTTAAGCCATTCGGTAACGAGCGAGCTACTCGCAATCGCCGAACCGCACCCGTAGGTTTTAAACTTTGCGTCTTCGATGATTCCATTTTCATCTACCTTTATTTGAAGTTTCATCACATCGCCGCAAGCAGGTGCCCCAACCATACCAGTACCAACGGTAGGATCAGACTTATCAAGACTACCCACATTGCGGGGGTTTTCATAATGATCAATAACCTGGTTGCTATATGCCACGATTAGTCCTTAATAAAAAAACCTTTGACTTTATCTTCCAAAGCCTTAGCCCAAGATGGCTGTGGAATATGCCAGCCCACGAATGCACCTACTAAAATCCAAAATACTGTTTCTAACATGTTTGGTCTCCTTTAGTTATTGTAATCTATCATTTACTATGGCCCAATCTATTATGCGCCAAAAGTTATTCATATATTTGTCTTTGTCTGCTTGGTAATCTAATGCCCAAGCGTGTTCCCACCAATCTACTAACAGTGCTATCCTAGTAGGATCACCGGTGATATTATGATTTTTTATAGTCTTTATTTCACCTTGTCTGTCCATAAACACCCAACCGCTGCCCTGTATAGTCATAGCAGTTTTTAAAAATTCTTCTTTAAAACTGTCGAACGATTTGTATTTTCTTTCTATAAGTTCTTCACTAGCACCGAATGGGCGATTAGCACCACCGGGCGGCTTTAGCTGTGAAAAATAAATGTTATGTAGTACTGCTCCGCCTTTATTAAAATCTGAATCACCTTCACCTTTATTGTAACGTTCTACGTAGGCTTTAGCTAGCTTACCATAATGATAATCCAGAGTTTTTTCACTCAAAACAGGATCTAGCTCGGTTCTTTTATAAGGCAGTGGCTCTTGCCTGAGCTGTTTGTCTGCTACTTCTATTAAATTGATATAGGTCTTTATGTCCTTCATGACTATATTTACCAGCTAAATAGGCTGTAAGGAGATTAACATGATTAAATTTCTAAAACAGCTTTTTGGGTTTGGTACAACTGTATTACCGGCAGGCAGTCCTACTACAGATAGTTCTGCGGTAGCTGTAGCTAATTCTACACCAGTAGCCCCATATAAAGTTGAACCACCAGTTAGCGTAGCTGAAGCTGCTACAGAAGCTGCTGTAAAGAGCATTCCTACTCCAAAGAAAAAGGCTCCTGCTAAGAAGCCTGCTCAGAAGAAAGAAGGAACGCCTAAACGCGGCCGTAAACCAAAATCAGCAGCCTAACTGTTGCGCTTCTTCGTATAGTGCGAAACTAGCTAGATTTTTAGCTTTGCTCTCGCACATGATATCGAAGTTGTCTCGGAAACTCAGAGCCCATTCGTTTGCTGGTTGATTCCAGTAAAAGTTAGAATGAGCTCTGAGTTTTTGTTTTTTGTATCCTTGGCTCAGCAGTTGGGCCATATCAGGAAGGGTATACATGTCGTGTCCAACCAATATATCTTCACGGCTGACAGAGTAATGAAGCACAGGGCGGCTAGCACCCCGCCAGCTATCAATAATCCTTTTAACACGGTCGTCATTAGCATCGATATATTCTCCTGAGTTTACCCAATGATGATGTATATCTAGTACAAGGGCACAATCGTTGACTAGCTCGATGCTGTCTTCTATGCCCCAAGTCATTTCATCATTTTCGATAGTTAGCGTGTTACGGGCCTCGGGAGTCATCCTAGCCAACGCAGCACGTATTCCCATTGGGCCTTGTCGGCCTGCGATATGAACATTGATTTTAAAGTCTTGAAACGTTTTGCCATATCCCATCCAGCGAGCCATGTCCACATGATATTCGAACTCCTCTATAGAGCGACTAACAACGTCATCATTATCACTAGCCAACACACAAAATTGACCAGGGTGAAAGCTAAGGCGTACCCCCCGACTGCGTCCCAGATCGCCCACACTCGAAAAGGCTCTTTCAAGATGTAAGCGGACATCAGGCTGACGATAATAGTAAGACCAGCTAGGCTCAGTGTAGACAGGAAGAATATCACTGCTAAGGCGGACCATACGGAGTTCATCGGGTAATTCTCCTACACGTTCGACAAGTTTACGAGTAGCTTCGATATTAGCATTAGCTAGATCCCATAGCTTTTGTTCTGCTACTTCTCTCGTCTGTCTATTTAACCATGCCACAGTGGTGCTACCTGTATTGTACTGCTTACAGTCGTCCTTCTGTTTGATGCCGTCGATTTGGCTAGGACCGTCGATCCATTTACAGGCAAACCCTATACGTTTAGTCATTTGTTGCTTTCTGCGTCAACTACACGCTGTCTTAATTCGGTTGTGGAAAAACTGTGCCTGCGTCTATTGAAATGATATTCCATCGGTAGACCGCTGCCAGTAAAATCTTTGTCTATGTATTCTTCTCCTAATATTCTAACATCAATAGGAAAAGAATTCAAGATATCGTAGAGCTCTTGTTCTGTAGCATATGGAACGATCTGATCCACATGCTTACAGCCATTAAGCTGTACCCACCTTTCAAATACACCTTGTACAGGTTTATTCTTGTGTGGCCGATCTAGTGTGGGATCGGTCTGTAATCCCACAATTAGATAATCGCATTTTGTTTTAGCTTCTTCTAGCATCATCACATGACCTGCGTGGAACAGATCAAACGTAGAGCAAGTAAAACCAATCTTAGTCATTTTTATCCTTGGTAAGTTCGCACATTAGCATAAAATGTTCATATGCCTTGCGAACACTTTCGTTTTGTAAAAGTTTTTCAGCTTCTTCTACCATAGCAGCGACTCCGACTTCAGCAACTTCTCTAGCAGATGGGTGAACAAGGCCACGAGCTTCTTCTCCCCATACTTTGATAAGATTGTTCCAAGCATCTATTTCTGCCTGGGTCATAGCTTTGCGTTTTGGTCGGACTTCTGTCGCTTGATAGACAGCACGACTGATAGCATCTTCGGCAATTCGGCCTGCTGCGATCATAGCAGCGTAGTTTGGATTGATATTGAATCTTCGACTAGAACCTCCCGGATATACACTGACCAAATGATTTCCTTTTGGAAAGCTATCCAAATATTCGCTGTCATATTCCGAAACCGGAACATAACGGCGTCCTACTTTTTTATAGAAGATAGTCTTAGTCATAGTCTTATTATACTATCAACAGAGCTATAAGTCAATATATACAGTATGAAATTTGATCTCTACACCAATTTCGGGGCCATGAATAGTCCGCCCATATTCGAATCCTTTGCTCGAGGTTTGAAAAAATTTCGACACGAAGTCGTTTATAATTCCGGAGACGGTGACGTAGCCGTTATCTGGAGTGTGCTTTGGTATGGTCGTATGAGATTCAACAAAGCTGTTTTTGATTCATATAGAGCCCAAAACAAGCCGGTAGTAGTTTTGGAAATCGGCGGACTGAAAAGAGATATCACTTGGAAGATAGGAGTCAACGGCATAAACGCAGGACACTATTTTGTACAAGGTCCAAAAGATTCGACACGTAGAAAGAAATTAGGAATAGAACTACAGCCTTGGAAGAACAATGACGGAAAGATAATCATATGTTCTCAACACGCACACAGCCAACAGTGGGCAGGTCAGCCTGATCCTATTACCTGGACCAAAAATATAATAGAAGAAGTTCGAAAGTATACAGACAGGAATATAGTGTTGCGCCAACATCCTAGATTTAAGTTTGCGGTTAGTGGAGTGGAAGTTGACGATTCTAAACCTTTCCAACAAGAACTTCTGGATGCCTATTGTGTTATTAACCATAATAGCAATCCTGGTATCGAATCTGTTATAGCAGGAGTTCCGGCTATAGTAGATAGAAGCAGTTTGGCAGCACCTGTTTCTGCTACTGATATTTCTTTGATCGAAAATCTACCAAGATTGGATAGAGAACAATGGGCTAATGATATTTGTTGGTGTGAATGGACTGAAGATGAAATGAGAGAAGGCATTCCTCAGAGCCTGCTTTCGCCCTATCTCCAATTGTCTACGATAATAGGATCTTGAACTTCGTGTACCATAGGATACCCGTGGAAGGCCAACACAGCAGTTTCTTTTAAAACTTTGGGATTAGATACGAATTTAAATTTTGAATTCTTACCGAAGCCTAAAATTTCATCCCTAGTTCGTACTTCCCATTTATAACTTTTGATCCATTCGTCTGGATAGAAGTAAATGTTATTTTTGTGTAGATCATATATCCAATCTTGATCTCCGTGTAGTCTAGCGCAGATAGTTTCAAATTTGACTACAAAATCATCCCATATATTAGAAAATTTTCCTGCTGGCCAACGCATGACTGCGCTGCCTAATTTTTGATAATCTCTCCTAAACACACGACCAGGGTCTCTCAGTCCTACAAAATCTCCTGACCTATAGGAAATCAAATGATCGATGTTTCGTACAATGACCATATCTAGATCTATAAAGAAGCAAGTATCTCCTTCTGGAAAATGATCTTTTTTGAATACATATGGTTTCCACCACCAACCTTGTAGGTGATTGTCTGGCAGCATACGTATTTCGATAGCTGTGTTTAGATTTGAAGGATCGTCTGTGAAGCAGACAAAACGATGAGGCACCGTTAGATGCCTCTCGATCATGTTATACAATCTGTTTACATAATCGGAACTGTACTTGGTTCCGTGTTTTAAACAGATCACATTGAGCATGATTAACCTTCGTAGATCGCGGAATTACCTGCGTGTTCGAATACTTCTGCGCTCTTGATCCTCACACCGCTGCCTACAGGATAGCGAGGTTCGAACGCTTTTAGGTAATTGTTTCTATGATCAGTGTAACGCCAAACTTTACCTGCTTGGAACGTTTTCAAGATATCGTCCATTGTTTTGTATGCCAATTCGGCAAACTTTTCACAACCGACTCCGTCGACTACACGTAGATCGCAGATCCCTCCTACATCATTCAAACCCAATTCTGCTAGCGTTTGAAATTTTTCAAGATGAGGATCATCATGGGCGACTACCAAGGTATGATCAAACATAAATTCTGACCATTCTTTGAATGCCTTTAGACCTCCAAAGTCCATGACCCAATTGCGATCATCTAGGGTTTCACTTTCAAAAATCAGTTTGATTCCGATAGAGTAACCGTGTAATAGTGAACAATGGCTATGTGTTGAACGCCATTGTCTAAAACAGCATGACAGCCCTCTGTCATTGCCGTAAGTTTTTGTTGAGTAATATTTTGCCATCTCTAGTCTCCTGTAACAAATGAGCAAGTTTGATGACACGCAGAGTATTTAAAGAGGGGTGAGCGTCTTAGTCCTCGTAACATTTAATAATGTTACAGGATATTTATAACATGGTCAAGAGAAATCTTTAAAACTGATTAGTTCCACATTGGGCAGTCGCCATTCTAATGGATTAGGCCAATCATCATCGTTGACTATCACAAATGTTAACTCTGGAAAACTTTCGAATACTTTTTTGGTTTGATGTATCCAATAACTAGGATCTATAGCATGAGAATCGTCTTTGACATAATTGGATGTACCTTTGTACACGTTGTTGACCTTGTCTACTTTTCCATATAGATCAAAAGACATCATGTATACTGTGTCTGTACATAGATTGGCAGCTAGCAATATAGCATAAGGTCCACTACCCCATTGGAATGGCTCGTCTGCTCTTTGATCACCTTTATAAGGCAATTTGGGTACCGTAGTTACTTGGGGATATGATTGAAATTGATCGATCCAATCTGGTCTAGTATAGATGCGACATTGTTTGTTTAATGCTACTGCTTCCGTGACCATTCTTCGATCTACACAGACCAGATGATCGACATCGTAGTCTCTGATCAGAGCATTACAACCTACTGTGAGATATTTTTTAGTATACGGTGTTAGATCTATGTTTGTTCGGCTTTCACCGTTTCCTATCGCTAGGACTGGCATCTTTATCCGATCATACCAAACTTGGCCCAGATACCAGGGCTACCGTCTGCTACACATACCCAACCTATGGGTTGATTGATAGCAGGTTCTGAATTCCAAACAATATCACCTTTCTTGTAAGTACCATAGATAGGTGCTGCTGAACCATATGACTGTAGTCGATCTGCGATCCTGATAGGTCCGTCGACATGTAGTGAAACTGAAGGATCTGGATTCTTGATACCTATACTAACCTTGCCAAATATCTTGACCTGTTTTGGATTATTGGCATCGCCCACTGTGGTATTACCAGAGCCGTCAATCACGATCCTTGAAGTATCATCTGTGACTAGATGTAATTCATTGCTGGCAAAAGTTCCGATCACAGCCTTGCTTTGATCTTTAGTGCCTACCATGATTTCTACATTATGCTCGAATACAGATAGCTTGCTGTGTCCTTGTTCTATGCCTATACCAATCCTATCGCTGACAGAATTGTAAACGAATACATCATTGAAGTTTACATCTCCCAACACTGTTAGTTTATTAAGATTGCCGACTTCTTTGAGTCTGCTCTTGGAAACTGTGGGCCCAAGTTCTTTTACACTCAGCACAGACACACTGTCTATCATGTAAGAACGTTCTTGTGCTAGATCTATATTTTGTGAAGACCAAATAGTTTCTTGATCTTTTAATATCAGTTGTTTAGGACTCTTACCGCTTTTCCAAACTAGCCCTTTTCCTATGATAGGACTGTCTGCTGTCTCTACGAATTCTAATGGTGTAGATCTTTCAATCCTGATATCAGTTCTTAATTCTTTTACAGTAATTACTTCAGCAGTAAGTGTGCCAGTAATCCTGGCATCTTTGACTGTGAGTGAGTTTTCTACAGCGACATCGCCTTTGATTAAAGGAGTCTTGAGTGCTTCTATCGCTACAGCATCATCTTGGACTACGATCTTTGGACTAGTAGCTACATCTCGTATACCGGTACTAGCAAAGTTTCTTATAGTACCGCCTGCGATCATATCGCCTGTAAAGGCTCTTTGCGGAATCTGATTGAGTATTTTTTTGTAGTCTACTTCTAAATTGGCTCTTAAAATGCCTGATACTGTGAGATCGTTGACTACTACTAGCTCGTTGGCAGTCAATGTTTTAGATACATTTAGATTGGAATCAACGTTGTCGATGCTGGCATTTCTAGTTTTGATTCCTGTGTCGTCGATAGTCAGAACAGTTTTTGTAGCAGAATCTCTTATACCAGAGCTGCTGAAATTTTTGATTTTTCCGCCTTCTATGTGGTCTCCGCTCAATGAACCGTAGGGTACATTCCTGAAAAGACTAGCTAGATTCTGTTCAATAACAGCTAGTATTTCTCCGGGCGCAGTGACTTTGTTAGCAGCAGAAATGGCTTTTAGCTCATCAGCCAAGCCACCGAGTATTTGATCAATGTTGGTTTGTTCCATAGTACGAATATTTATCCTTTGTCAAAAACAATAAATACTTGGTAAAAGGACAGGATAATGCCAGCGATTTCAACTAGCCCGATAACGTTTAACCCTGCTACAGCGGTTAACATTGGTACAGACGTAATTACAAAGAACAGCCACGGATTCAATAATTATCAAGGTGTTATATATTATAACGGTGGCGGAACCAGTATAGGCGGATTAGTAGACGGACACAAGTATTACATTATCTATCTCACAGCCAACACATTTAAACTGGCAACCACTGAGCAAAATGCTAGGGAAATCGTTCCTATAGATCTGCTGTCAGTTGGATCTGGGTCGAATCATTTGCTAGTAGCTGATTATACTTTTCCTTATGATACAGCCTATATAGACACCTTTAGGACTGTGAGATTTTTCCATCCTACACTGCCTGTTGTTGGATCTACCCTGGAAGCCAAAAGTGTCAGAGACAGCCTAAACATAACTTTAGGTGCTGGTATGTTTGTCAACGGTATCGATCAAGATACAGGATCTGTGAACATTAACTCTGCTGAATACAGCATGACTGTTCCTTTAGCAACTACAGATATCAACCTTAGCAGCACAGCAGGTGCTAATCAAAGCATCACTATAACTCCTGTGCGTGGTATTTCTATCACACGCGGCGGCCCACAAGAATTAAAATTCGAAAGTTTCGGTGTTACAGAAACTGACAATCTACAGTCTGTGACTACTAGAGGCAACATAACCAGCAATACCATTTATGTAAAAAATTTAGTAGTCGCTGATATCGAAAGCAGCGACGGCGGGCTATCTGGTATCACAATCAGTGCTGGTGACAACGTTACAGGTACTGGTACCATTGGCAATCCACTATTGCTCAGTCCCGATGAAACACAAAGCTCGTCGGCTGCTAGGACTGTTACTATCAACTTCACAGCAGCCGGTGACGGTATGCTAGATTATACCGCTGTTTATAAAGTATTAGATAGTATAGTATCAGGATCTGTCGTACTACAAAGGCAAGATCCTAGCACATTGATTTGGTCAAATCTAGACAGCGCCAGCGGTGTGGTGGCTTTACAAAGTTATCAAATCAGTAACATATATTCAGAAGTTTATAATGGAGCAGTAAATTATAGGATAATCATTGATTGGACTGGCAATACTGGCAATGTTAGTTATAGGATAAGAGTTTCATTCAATCCTGCGCCTGTAACTGGTGTTACCATGTTGACCACCGACACTGACAATCAGACACTGACATTGGGCAGCAGTGGCGGCACTATCTATCTTAACAGTCGTGTTGACACTAATGGTCTAAGGATTTTTGAAAATAACATCATAGGTACTAATTCCAATGATGATATAGTTATAGATCTAAACGGAACAGGTGCTTTAGAGCTAAGAGCTACTACATTAAAGACCGATCAGACTTCGTTTAATCTGATCAATACTACAGCTACTACATTGAATATAGGTGGTTCTGCTACTACCATAACGATGGGAGCAGCAACAGGCACTTTCAATATCAACAATCCTACACTGACCACTCCTAACCTGAGCACGTTCAATATGAACGGAGCAAATCCTAGTGTCAGTACTACTAGCACAGGTACTGCTTCAGTATTCAATACTAATGCTCTTACCGGTAATCTATTTGGAGCGGCTACGGCAGTTAACATAGGAGCCAACAGCGGAACGCTGACTATTGGCAATCCTACAATTACCGGAACGAATGCTACATCATTGAATCTAAATGGTTCATCGCCATCTATCACGACAACATCGACAGGCACAGTGTCTGTGTTTAATACTAATGCAGTGACTGGAAACCTGTTTGGCGCAGCTACTACGATTGACATTGGTGCGTCGGGAGGAGCAGGAACATTAACGATCAAAAATGACAACGTTGTTATAAATGGTGATCTACAGGTTAAAGGTGGCGATATAACCACTAACCAAACTTCGTTTAATTTAATCGATGGCACAGCAACAACAGTCCAGGCATTTGGCGCAGCCACTACATTGACGTTCTCAACAGCTGGCGGTACAACTACATTTAGAAGTGATGTAGTGATCAACCAAGATCTACAGATCAAAGGTGGCGATCTAACCACTAACGCACTTACATTCAATTTGTTGAACACTGATGCTACTACGATCAATGCCTTTGGCGCAGCGTCAACAGTTAATCTTGCTACAGTTGGAACGACTATAGAGATTGGAAATTCTAGTGGTACGACAAATATCAATAACAATCTTGTAGTAGACCTTGATCTACAGGTCAAAGGTGGTGATATAACCACAGACCAAACTTCGTTTAATCTGTTGAATACCACAGCGACAACAGTTAATGCCTTTGGAGCAGCCACTACAGTAAGCATCGGTGCTGCTACAGGTACAACAACTGTTAATAACGCATTGACAGCAAGTCCAGCAAATTTAAATGTGACATTTAGTCCCACAGGCACAGGTACTGTGACAGTAAATCCTGCCACAGCTGGTACAATCAATAATATGAGCATTGGTGTAACGACCGCGGCAGCAGGTCGTTTCACTACACTAAAAGTAAAAGATACAAGTGCTGCGTTTGACTTATCAGTTATTCCTACAAGTTCTACAGCGTTAACGGCAGGACGTTCTCTAACAGTTGACGTTATTAATGCCGACCGCACAGTTAAATTAAACGGCAATATTGATTTAGGCGGAAACCTAACAACTGCTAACGCTCTTACAACTAGTGGAAACTTTGCTCTTACACTGACAACAACAAACACTACAAACGTCACATTGCCTACAACTGGCACCCTAGCCACACTAGCAGGATCTGAAAGTCTTACAAACAAGAAACTAGGAAGCCTAACTTCAAACGGTATTGTGACTACATCTGGCGGAGATGGTACATTAAGTGTAACAGCAACCACAGGTAGCGGTAGTGTTGTTCTCGGAACCAGTCCTACTATCAGCGGCACTTCAACTAGCATCACGAATGTAGGAACGTTTGCCTTACGCGATACTAGTGCTGCTTTTGATCTAACGATAGCTGCGACTAGTTCGACAGCGTTAACCGCAGGTAGGACATTGACACTAGATGTCGTAAATGCTGCTCGAACAGTTAAACTAGCTGGCAATATCGATATTGCCAATAATCTAACTACATCTGGTAATTTTGCTCTTACCTTAACGACTACAGCATCTACAAGTGTAACACTGCCAACTACGGGTACATTGGCCACACTAGCAGGATCAGAAAGTCTAACTAACAAGAAACTTGGTAGTTTGACTTCGAATGGTATCGTAACTACTTCAGGTGGTGATGGCACCCTCAGTGTGTTGTCAACAACAGGTACCGGCAACGTTGTATTGGGATCAAACCCAACATTAGTTTCACCAACTTATGGCAATTCTAGTTCGACTTCTGATGCCGATGCTACGGTTGATGCTTCGACAACGACTTTCTATGCTTATGTCCAGAGCGCATCTGGTACAGCAAGAACTATCAATATCAGTAATCTTACAGCCGGTAGAGAAGTCAGGATCTATCTAAGAAATACTAACGCAGCTACTAAGGCTATCACGATTACAGCTAGCACTACTGCTTCTGGTTTTGCCAACGTAGCGATGGCAGGAAGTTTTGTAGGAGCCAATGCTGTAGGTCAAGTCAGTGCTAGTACAATAACTCTAGCAGCCACTAGTGGTACAGCTATGGTTACCGTGTTTAATGCCAACGGCACCATAGCTGGTTCAGCAGTTTAAGCTACCTTAAGCAGGATAGTGTCTTCGTTGATACGTCCGTTGAGCTTGATGTCCACAGCCTTGATATCTTCCAAGAACTTGCGCAGTGCTACCTTGCCTGCTGCCTTAAACTCTTTCAACTGTTCTTCGGGTTTACGCAGAGTTTTTTGTACGCTCTTGTTCTCATCGAACCCGATGATGGTCGTACCTTTGACACGCAGATCATTGTAAGCTGCCGCTACATATTTGCCCAACTTGCGAGTCTTGGTGTTGAACACCCAAACTTCTTGACTACCAATGATATCCGCAGGATTGATAGACACTAGTTTGAGCTGGTCGTCAGTCTTTTTGTACTTCATCTTAGCGACCAACTTGTCCTTAGGCACAGCCTTCTTGACACGTGGCTTGCGATTGACTTTGCCTTCTTGCTGTAGCATATCACAAGCACTGATGATCTCTTGGTAAAAATCATGAAGCTTCTTGATATTCTTTTTGCCTAACCAAGCATATCCTTCTTTCAGCTGCTCGTCTTTGCCTGCCATAGCTTCAACGACTTCGTCGAACGGGCGTTGATAGATTTCTTTGATCACACGAGCATGAGCACCTTTACACTCTTTGCCCTTGAGTAGGTTAACGATCTTGATAGCCTTGGGGTCAAACCCTTCAGGATCCATCAAGAAGCTTTCGTGAGCATCTTCGATTTCCTCGGTCATCTTAAACGCAGCTTCACGCAATCGATCTTGGATGCTAGGCTGAGGCGCAGTAGAAACTTCTTTCTTTTCTTCTTCGGGTTCTTTGACGTCACGACCGCGTTCAATAGCATCTGCGATACGCTCCCGGAGAAAAATAGTTACAGGTTTAAGTTCGCCCATGGTGCCTGGAAGTTCTTCCCAATGCTTGGCTTCTTTCTCGTTGAAGTCTGGCATACCAGTACGCAGACAACGAGCGATTATAGCAGCCTGTGTTAGATTGAATCCATTGGCTGCTTTTGCCATACGGATATCTTCTGACGAGTATTTGTTTTCTTTCATCCACGCATACAGATCAGGAAGAAGATCTGCGGTCTTGTATTCGGCATAGTAATAGGCTACAGCGTTACGGCGAAAACGGTGATACTGTTCGCCAGTCATCTTTTCCCAATCGGTCCACTTTGGATCAGGATTGGCACCTCGACGTGTGCCGGCTGATACGACAACTTTTTTGGGTTTGGCTTTAGTAACGGCCATCTATTGCTCCTATGCTGTGTTTAACAATACTATTATTATATGCTCAAATGATAGTGCTGTCAACCACTACCAATGGCGTATGACCCCTGCTATGATAAAAGCATTGGTAATTATATAGCATAATATTATTAAAGTCCTAATCAAGGCTACTATATCGGCTTCTTTGTCTGTCTTGCCCGATTTTTCACCTAATGCTTTAGCCCAAAGTCTCCAAAATTTCAATACAACCTCACTGTATCTTCTTCGATAGGACCTCTCCAAACGATAGCTTTGATGCTTTCCAAATCACTGACTGGATTTAATTCCAAATCAATTTGAAGTTGATCTGAGAGATAAGGGTCCATTTCACCATCACCATCGATATGAAATAGCAATTCTACTTCGCTAGATTCATCAAAACTTCCAGCTTGGATGACATCTCCTACAGCATAAATGCCTATCAATAGTTCTCCCTCTAGGGAATCTTCTGCGATATTTCTTATAGCTTTAATGTTGGCTCGCAATCTTTCCAACACATGCTTTCTGTAACCGTCGTCGATAATCATATCAGTCATCGTTATCTAGGACAACCCATCCTAGCTTTTTCAGATCCTCCTTGATTTCATCAGTTACTACGCTTTCTGCCACATATCCTTTTGTGCCATCTTCGTCACCATTACCCAGACCATCACCGATACCAGAACAGTACCAGTCAATGTAATCTCCTTGCTGTCGCATGTCTGCGATGATGCCGCCCGCATACCTCCATGAGCAACTCCAAGACTGTTCTTTTAGGATTGGCAGTACATCTAGTTTTTGGAAATCATTATTACACATGGCAGCATAAAGATTTTGAGAATAAGTTTCGCTAGCACGAGCTTTTTCTAAAATCCAATCAGTGGTTAGGAGATCGTATTCCATGTTGTTGACACGGCTTTCTGGATCGTCAAACTTGTGCTTATGATCTTCTAAGATTTGTTGGAAGTAATCTAGATAAGCTTCGTTAGGCTTTTCTCCCTTTTCTTCCATACGTTTGATATAACCATCTTTTTGGAAGGTATGCCTATGCGGGCTCTTGCTTGGGTCACTCATGATCAGACGCAATCTTGTTCGCTAGCTGCTCTTACAGCTTCAACGTTTTCCTTTTTAGATTGTCTTTGTTTTTTAAATTCTTTTACATCTGCTACAGCAGATTTAAGTGTTTCTGCGTAGTTCAATGCCTGTTGTTCAGTCATGATGATAGTAGCCTGATATTTGATATGACCTTTAGTCAATACTTGCCATACTAGTTTAAATCGACGATACCAATCATTAAACAGTCCAACGAAGAACCAATGTATATTCTGATAGATTTCGTTATTGATATCATAACGAGTTTCTAATTTTTGTGACCAGTAATCGGTAGTTTGTTCTGTATGAGTATGAACAGTGACGCCAGTATCTTCGGATTCAACCCAGATGTGATGAGAATGATCGCTGTCCCCGCACTCGCAGGTTACGGTGTAGTTTTTAGCATCACCGTAATCTCTGTTGATCAAAATACCTTCAGCTGGCTTTTGTGCTTTCATTGTAGATTCCTCGGTGGTAGATCATCAAATCCTAACGACCTCATAAGGCGAATCTGTTCTTCTTCGCTCATGTCATCAAAGAGGTCATCATCCATTGGACGACCCATAGATTCGATTTCTTCACGAGTCTTGCCTTCGAACATGGCTTTGACTTCTGCGATCAACTCGTCAAGTTCTTCTTGTGTGCCTTCGAATCCATCAAAAGCACCGGGAGCAAATTCCACTTTCATTTTCTTTTCTTCGGTCATTGTAAAATAGGTCCTGCGAATGTTTTCACTTTGTCTTTACAGTTTACGATGTTTTCTACCATGCTGTCAAACTCGTCTGGTTTTAACGCAGTCTTATAGATGCTCAAAGCCTGTGCCATCATGACACCTGCGATAGCCATGGCAGAATATTCTCCAGCCATTTTGTCTGTGAATTTCAAATATTCAACATAGACATTTTCTAATTTATCATCCATTGTTTCTAACCTTTAGTTGTTGGTCTCTGAATTTACTTCTAACGAACCATTTATACATTTGCCAATATTGGCTCATAGTTAATTTTGGTTCGTTGAACACGTCATGTTCTTCGCAATTGGCCATATAAAATTGATGTACCCAAAGTCTGAAGAATGAAGGTTTTTTCTTTTCAGTTAAGTCCATAGGCTTTGACGGATTTTAATTAAACGGATCATCATCGCTTCATCTTCTTGTTCGTATTTGCGTTCTAATTTGTGTAATACGTCAAGTGCTTTGCGAGATTCAGCTTTTTCCTTTTTGTTCTCATCTTCTGGAAAAATTTCGTCGGGATACTTTACACGACGACGTTCGCAGATAGCTGACCAACCGCTGACATCATATGGATCTGGACGTTGTGGACGTTCGTACTTCCACCATTTATAAAGGATTTCGATTTCCTTTGCGGCTTCTGCTTGTGCTGTAGGAACAGCTTCATGCTTCTTATCTTCGTCCAAAAACTCTGCGTTGGTTAATGTTTTGGCCCAATTGAGATACTCCATGGCAGCTTCTTCACAGCGCCAGTTGCGATACCATCGACGCCACCAAGGATAGCTATACTTTTTACGTGCTTCATCGCTCCAAAGACAATTAGACCATGCTAGTTCGATTTCGACGAAGTCAACAAGTTCATTAAAGAGACATGGCAAAAAGCGATTACCCACATCACACCAACTACCAGGTTTGATATCACGACCATGAGCAGTGAGGCAATGAGTACGAGTAATCCAACGGTTGTTGATATAATAGCGGACATCATTAATCCTATCAGGAACAAACATCCAAACATCTTGGATGTAATCGAGACCTTCTTCGGCAATCCAATAGCGGACAGGATGCTTGGCTTTGGCTTCCTTTTTCCAAGTAGCCCAACCTTTAGAAGTTTCGGCAGATGGCTTCATAGTACCACGAAGCCAATCAGCAAATTTTGAACAGGTCCAATAGTTACGCATCTTTGAGTCCTTTATCTAATTTAGATTATAGAGCAAATTACTTATACTGTCAACCTATTTCTTTGATATATTTGGTGTTAAAACTGACCGTTATTCTAGATTCAGTTTGGTTTGGAAGTGTGCTATGTTCTAACCAACTAGGAAATAAAACCAGTTGTCCAGTGTAACAGGGCATCACCCAAAAATTGCTGTTGATGTCATTCACCTTTTCTGCGAATTCATACATACGCATAGGAGCCAGCGGACTGTGTAATCTTAATCCAACACTACCAGGATCTGCCTTGACATAAAAGGCACCTGATATCACACTCAACTCATGTCTGTGAGCATTGACTCTACCTCCCTGTCCTAGAATATTAAACCACGATCCAGTTATCTTTACTTTTCTAAGTCCCAGCAGTTCGGTATAGTTGTCGACTTCTACCTGTATTCTTTTTTTCAAACCTTCTAGTTTGATGTCATCTAACACATTGATATATGTACCATAACTACTAGGTGATTCGTCGACTAGACTATGTGGGTTAGTTTTTTGTCTTTCTATAATTTTTAAAAGCACAGGAATATCTAAATCTTTGCTAAAATCAGATGTAGCTACTACTGTTGGGAAAAGAGCCTGTGGAGTCATATCTTTCTTTGATATCCTGCTAGATTCAATAGCATGGAATACTGTTCGTAGGCTTTTTTGACAGCTTCGTTTGTATTCCTAAAATTTCTTTCTTCACGTTCTTTTTCCATCAGCATATCGAACATGTCTTTGCCCTGTCCGTGTTCTCTAGCACGGAAAAACATTTCTTCCATTTCTACTAGAGTCTTTAAACGGCTTTCGGGAATCTGTACTGTGTACAATCTTTCTTCATAAAATTCCGAAGCGATATCGATAACATCGGCATCGAGCGGATATGCGAAAAAATTAGGACGCCTATATCTCTGTGTGCGATTCTGATCGTTCAAGATTTGAACTTCGTAATGTTCGCAGAATTTTCTCAGTTTATCTTTTTCCATTTGAAGTGTGTAGATCGTAGTTTACGATACAACGAGGGCCTTTCTTAGGTATACCACCTCCGTGTAGTATACGGCCATCGAAGATCACGACTCTTCCTTTCTTTGGGCTGACACGTTTGATGATGTTTTTACCTGATTGATCAAAGAACACAGTATCGCCATCTGCGTCGTTGACGTAGTAAATTACCACAGTATGCTCACCAGGATAATCTACATGCGGAGCATAATGATCTAATTCTGTATCGTATGGCAATGTTATAAAAACTCTTGCTACAGGTATACTGTTTATGATAAGATTATTTTCTTGGCAAACTGCCATGGGCACTAGACCGAAGTTATCCATGTGAGTAGAAGTCGCTGTGCTCGATTTAAGGATGTGTACGAAACTCAGCGGAGCATAAGATCGTTCATCTTCCTTTGCTGTGGTTTCGTACTTACATCTAAAATCTACTGCGGGATGTATGAGCTGATCACCTGACTTACCTAAACAGATCATCTCTAGATAATCCTGTAAGTGTTGAGGTATCAGATCATCATAGACTCTTAATAACATCACTTATCTTTTTCTTCTTGGCAAAGTTTTTCTAGCAATTTGTAATTCTCGTAAGCCTTTTTTAATGCTGCGAATTTTTCTAATTTCTCTGGATCAGGATCCATTAAAATAGCTAGACGGTCTTCCATCTTTTCTAAAAGTTTCATCAGACTATGACCTTTGATTTTTACATCGCCATCAAACTCGGCATCGCCTGTTACCTTTATTGAACTACCATTACTGCCAGTGGTATAGATAGGAGAAGTAGTCCATGTTGTTCCGCTACTATACGTGTAAGGGCTATTACCACTACCTATAGTAACATTTCCAATCGGTATAGTAGTAATACCTCCGACAGTAGCACCAGCAGTAGTGTAGGTAGTGCTACCGGTAGCACCACTACCGACTGTGATAGTATTTGGGTAACATGTGCTCATGTCGTCTTGTTTACTTTGCCTTAGCTTCTTTGCGGGCGTTCTTTTCTGCCGTGATTTCGTTACGGCGTGCCTTGATCAACTTGCTAAGTTCTGCTAGTGCCTTGCGAGCACGAGTACCTGCGGCACCATTGCCTGCGGTGAACTTGTCATCTTCTGCTTTCCATGCTGTTACTGCTTCTGTGATTTGATTTACTGTTGACATAATTTTTCCTTAAGTTATGTGTATCTACTTATAGTAGTAATTGGTGTGGCCGGTAGGATTCGAACCTACAAAGACGGCGGCTATGCCTGTGTCCCTTTCCCGAATGCGTTTCACAACGGATTGGAGGTCTGCCATATTCCACTCACGGCCACAAATTTAGTATAGCAGGAAAGTATTTAAAGTACAACGGTATTTTAGTCAAAAAAAAGCCCTAATCGCTTAGGGCCTTTTTTGGTTATCGATTCATCACGTACATAGTGATTTCGAAACCATATCGCATTTCAACTGCTTCTGGTTTGGTCCACATAATATTCTCCTTTATGAAACATACTTGTGTACAGTATGTATCGTAATATTACAGGAAAACCAACTTCAAAAACATAGTGAAAATCATGAAAATGATATAAAGGAAATAGCGACTCTCGCCGCTATTTCAGTTAATTAGAAAGAAACCTTAAGTCCCATTTCTACACCATTGTCAGTGACATTGAAACCGCTGTCTAGGTTACGGTAGACATTGGCATAGATGGCCTGATTCTGCGTGTAGTTGAAAGTCATACCAGTGCCGATTTGGTGGCTCTGATAGTTGTTGGTAGTGTCGAACGCATTACGATAACGATATTGAGCAGCGTTCAATGTGATCGAGTCGGTCAGCTTATAGTCTGCGCCAGCACGAGCAACATAGTAAGAAAAGTTATTGCCATCGGTATAACGTTCACCGACACCTAAACTTCCCTTGACAGATACAGGACCCATTGGCAGCTTGTAGCCGCCGATGACTTCGATGTTCTGCTTGATAGCACCATTGTTTGGTTGTGTTTGGCTGGTTTGGAAATTACCACCAACAAACGCACCACCGCCGATGTTACGCTCAACAGCTACCTTATAGGCATACTTGTTAGCGGTGTCGTAAACACCGTCATTAGATTCCATTCCGAATCCAAGAGCGATAGTGGTATCAGCACTGGCTACTTGTACTGGTTTTTCAGTAGGCACTGCTGATACGACTGGAGCAGCCGCAGCAGGCTCAGTCTTCTTCTTCTTTGGTAGATCAGCAGCGATACCGGCAGACGCCAGTGCGATAACTGCTACCGCAGACAGTAGTAAAGTTTTCTTCATTTTACTTCCTCTAGTTGCTATAGTCCTTGACTATAGAATATTGACACGCATAGCAGTATTGCTATGGAGTAATGTATTATAGTGTGACTGTAAATCTAGTCCAACTATTTATCTTACCAAACCGCTCTTAGCCTGTTCAATTGCTCTAGCGATTCGTTCTTGCTCCAGGCGAAAGTCTTCGTCTGTGCGAGATTCTTTAGGCGGGGTCTGGCCCGGACCATATGTAGGCCAACTTTTTCCTACACTTATATAGTCCGGACTTCTCCCTGTGCTTTTATAGACTCTGATACGTTTTACATTCATGAATTTAATACTCTTGCCACTGATGTAATTACTGCGGCAATGCGTCCTATGTCTCGAAGTTGTTCTACTGTGTAGCCTTCCTTCTTGAGTGTTTCATAGTGCGCCTTGACGCAGAAATGACATTTGCCTACGATACTGGCAGCAAGGCTATATGATTCAAAACGAGCCTTGGTAGTACCGCCGTGGCTGGCAATAGCATTCATGCGTAGCTGTGCTGGCAAACCTTTGAGGTTTGCATCATCAGCCATTTCAACATATGGATACCATACGTTATTCTGTGCCATGATAGCGGCAGCAGTCAACGCAGCATCGCGCTCAACAGTGTCTTCAATCCCAGACTGAATGAATGTAACCAGCTTTCCATTGCCGGTAGCCATGGCTGCGGCGAGTGCGCAACCGTTTGCCTCGATTGGATCCAATGTGCTGCGATTAATAACCGCGTCCAGATTAAGTCTAGTGTCTTTGGCATAATCTGGCAATGCCTCTTTGATTTGATCTACCCATGTTGTCATTTTAGTGTCTCTGCTATTTCTTTGTAACCTTTGCCTGTAGGATGTACGCCGTCTTTAGAAAGAGTGCGGATCGGTAGGACAGTATCGCCATACCTACCCGCAACCTTTTGTACGATCGCTTGTACATCTGGTTTGATAGCAGGAAGGATCCAGTAAACGTGTTTAGCGATTACCTTTTCTCTGATAGCAAGTATTTCCTTTTCTGTGTTGACACCTTTGTGATCGTTCGAACCTAGACTGATCACAACAAACTTATATTCCATTCCGTCCAGTGCCGGACGATCGCTGAATTGTTTGTTCCATTGCCAACTGTTGATGCCACCTTTGGCCATTTCAACACAACCAGGTCTAGCCTGGATAGTACCTACTGCTATGCTGTCACCTAATATCAAACACTCAAGCATGGTTCACCTATTAAAGAGTTTCGCCACCAACCTTACGATTACATGCGCACAACTCGCCAGTTTGGAGAGCGTCGAGGATACGTAGAGTTTCCTCTGGGCTACGACCAACGTTCAAGTTGTTAACAGTAACGTGTTGGATCTCATTGTTTGGATCAACAATGAAAGTGGCACGAAGTGCGGCACCTGCTGGAGCATAAAATACACCAAGCTGTTCGATCAAACTGTTTTCGCCACGCTGTGTATCAGCAAACTGTGTGTGAGTAATCTTCTTGAGATCTTCGTGTGCGTTCTGCCAAGCTACCTTACAGAACTCATTGTCTGTTGAACCAGTTAGCAATACAGCATCACGGTCTTCGAAATCTTTAGACAATTTGTCGTAGGCTACGATTTCAGTAGGACATACGAATGTAAAGTCCTTTGGGTAATACACGATTACTTTCCACTTGCCTGGAAATGATTCGTGTGTGATATCGAAGAAAGCATCTTCGGGTTGACCAGGCTTGACGCCAGTGATCACAAATGGGTCTAGTTTATTACCAACGGTTTTCATATTTTCTCCTTGTGTGTGTTAAAACCTGATAGAACTTTTGCTCTATACAGTTATTATATAGTCTATTAAAAACCTAAATCAATAGGTTTTTTCTAAAAATATTTCTATGAGCGTTATTGAAAAAATCAATAACGTATTATTGGCTGTCTACGGCTTTGACGGCTAGTTCTTGCCAAATCGCGACATCTTCTACATCTGGACCAAATATTGAACCGTAACTGAGACCTACGGTTTTTTCTAAAAGTACAGACTTGGACTCACTATTAGTTACCTTGAGCAGACCAGTACGTTCGTCGATCCTGGTAACTTCACAATCATATATGCTGTCTAGTGTTGAATTCCATATTAGGTTAGACATTTTTCTTTTCCTTTTCCTGTTCTATTTGTATCAGTTCTTCTTGTGTAACAAATCTTACTGTAGGAAATAATCCGTGTTGTGTATAGAAAAATGTAACTGGTTTCCAAAATCTGTGGATCAAATTATTAATGACGATAACAGCCGCCATGATAACAACTACGCCTAACGAAAACAGTACGCAACCGGCTAACCAAACAGCCAGTGAATTCATGTCCATAATAAAACCTTTGTAACTTTATTAGACTAGTGTACTATCTGTTAGTTAGCCTGTCAACAAAATCAAGCAGTAATTGGTGATGAACACCGTTATGATATTTGCCTTTCATCCAGCTCTGTAATTCAAACCAGTGTGGTTCGCTTTCAGGGTGACACCCGATGACTCCTATACGATTTTGTATGATAGCCATAGGATCACCGTTGCTGTATGTGGCTATGGTTTGGAATTTATTTCTATTGCCTACTAGTGCGCAGCCATCGTAGAAATACATATTGGTTTTTTGACCGTTCCAAACTACGGGCATATTTTTTGGGTGAGGCCTTCTTGTGTCTGTGTTTGGGCGTGTGATATATTGTTCAGCATCTACATCTTCTAGTATATCAAAATATCTGCTGCCAGCCCAATAGGCGCCCATACATATGCCCAAATAATATCCGCCGTTGTCTATAAATTCTTTGACTCGTTCACCGTTTTCTTTGAAAAGTTTGAAGAAGCTGTCGGAATCACCTATGCCTCCGGGCATGGCGATTATATCGACATCGTCGAAGAAGTCATCTTCTAGACTGTGTTTGCTGAAAATTTTGAAATCGTAATGTGGGCTTAGGGCCCTGATCATGCCGTTGCCGCATTGAATCGAACATTTTGGGTGGCTGAGAAAAAGAGCTATACGTTTGCGCATAAATCCACCAATCAAGGACGCTCCGTCCAAAGTTATTTATCTGAGGTATGATTTAGTATAGCACACGCCAAAATTTAAAACGAGCTAAGAATAATCGTAGTTCACCATAATCCCCCAGCTTTCTTCCAAACGTTTTGGACTAGAATCGGCTGCGAAATTAACACCAGCTAAACGAGCACCATTGCCCAAATGGAAACGAGCTACAGGATCTTTACGAGCTTGTATGTATTCTCTAATTTCTTCTTCTGTGGGCATTTCGACGAAATTTTTCCTGAGGCTAGGGATTGGGCTTAGAGTGTAAAGTTGTTCTACACCTTGAGATTTACAGTATGCGATAGCCTGATTGATGATATCGGCTCCGACACTGCCTGCTGCTCCAGGCAAACGGAATACGGTATAGAACATAGCTACCATTTTCTGTTGGCTAGGGCTAAGGATATCAGTCATTGATTTGTTAATATGATCTGATAGTTTGGCACAGACCATAGCTACCGGAGTGCCTTCTGGTGCGAAAGCAAACACAGTTCGACCATCGATCAAACGATCATGTATAGGTATATCGGGATGTACGGGATCATTTTTCAAAAGGTCTAACCATTCTTGATTAAACCTGAGGTCATCAAGGCCAAGCAGCATTTTATTTCTCCAGGATTATATGCGTATTTATTGATTTCCAAAAAAAAGTCAAAAAAAAAGGACCCTAGGGTCCTTTTATTGAGCGTACCAAATTTCTTTAAATCCTTCTTCCTCAGTTGGATCTTCCCATCCGTCGATCATGCTAGTAATAACGTGTTCGGGAATTTCTTTACCAGGTCGACTCATCAGCCGACGCATGAGTTCTGTATGCTCGGGTGTACGGAATACTACAGCAATATGCTCATATTCTGGCAACATATTGAATTTTCGGGCACGACTTTTGACAGTAGTACTAGTCTGATCCCAAATAATATCTATACCATCTTGACGGCATTTGACAACATGATCAGCCATTAGCTTTACTGCTACAGGCATGTATTCAGTAAAAACTTCTGAATAAGTTTTTCCCATTCGTTTTGCGTAATCTTCTACCCATGCATCGGTGGATACAATACTACAATCTTTGGCCCACTCTTGATTGGAAACCCAGGTAGATTTTCCACTACCTGGGACTCCGATAAGTTGATAACATTTTGGCATTACATCTCCGGACCGTTGCCGTTTCGAAATCCAACACTTCCACCTTCTGCTTCGATGTTCTTGATAACATCTTCAAACAATATAGGCGCAAAGTCCGGAGTCTGTTCTACGCAGACGCAATGATAACGAACATCGTTTTCCTCGCTGTACAAGATTTCTCCTGTGCGAGCATCAACGCCACGAGCTTTCTTAACGCGGTTTGCGTGTAAGTGTCCGTGAATGTTAACACCAAAACGTCCCAAGCTGTCACTGTGTACAGGAATATGGCTTAAGATCATCCCGTTCATAACATGATATGCTCGTAACTCACGGAAGTACTGTCTGTACTCGTCGTCACGGAAGATATCGTGGTTACCACGGATCAAGACCTTGTCACCGTTCAACCGAGCCAATGTCTTCATTGCCTTGCGGTTTATAACCACGTCGCCTAAATGATAGACCTTGTCCGTGGGCTTGACACGTTCGTTCCAAGCCTTGACCATAGCTTCATCCATTTCGTCTGGATCAGTCCATGGACGCAACTTTGTAACACCGTCGTTACGTGTGAAGCGGCACACACCTGCGTGACCAAAGTGCGTATCGCTAACTAAAAATACACTAGGCATTGTGCCCTCCTTTCTTAAAAATCTTCTAATACTTGTTTGAAGTTGTCGATATCTGAAACACCTTCGTTTTCTTGGAACTCGATGTCGCCGCCGTAGTAACCATTGTGGCTGTTACGAACTTCGATATCGATATAACCTCGGTCGGTCTTGATAGTCCAGAAGCCATCTTGGATGACTTCGTAACCGTCTTCGTCGTCGCTTCGGTTCTCACCCCATCCTTTGTCTTCGGTGTCGATAACAAGAGCACCTTTGATGATGTCAAAGGAGTCGCCTTTACCCACACAGTCGACACCAGTGATATGATTTACCCACACACTGTTACAGCAATCATTTCTAGTGTCGTAACGATAGAACTTACCATCGGTCGTACGGAACACAAGGCTCCAGTTTTCGTTACCAACGAACACTCCGTTGATTCTTTTTCCGATCAAATCTTTGAATACTGACATACTCGCCCTCTTTCTTTTACTTTCATTCTTTGTCTATTGTAGCACCAAAAAGAAACCCTGTCAACCAAAATAGGTTACAGGGCTGTTGTAAAAAAGCCACAGTTTAAATATCGCCTTCACGCTGTCTACGCTCACGACGTTCTGCCGCTAGTGTAAAGACCTTTTCGTTATCAGTATCCCAGTCTATGGTCTTAGGAAGAACGATCCCCGCATCAGTAGTATAACCATTGATGGTATGAGGTTCATTCTCGTCGTAGGTCCAACCTAACTGTTTCATCATGCGATGCTTGACTAGAAGATTAGGGCTACGGAAAGCTTCTGTGTCTCGGAAGCCCATCATGACACCGATTTCACAGACAGCACCCGAACGACAGACTCCGGCTACACAATGGACAACTACATTCATATGCTGTTCCATCGCATGTTCTAGCAGTCGTACTAGTTCAGCTGCCTGCTCATGCGAGCATCGCATGGCTTCTTCCAAGACCTCATCTTTTTCTTCGACATCCAAGAATTCAAATTGATGGACCTCGCGGAATTGATAAGAAGGTGTAGGAAACTCCATACCGGGATCTACGATCTGGATCAACATAGAATTGATACCAGCGTCGATGTGGAATCCCTTACGGACATCGCTAAGGCTTACGTTCTGTATCCACGGTTTCATTCTTCAACTCCGAAATGTTCTTTAATCAGCCGTGCCGCTGTCGACCTACCTGCCGCCATATTCTGGCGTCATTTTCTAAACCTTGGCATTCTTGCTCTAGTTCCAGCGTATTGAAAACAGTCCAGCATGGGTAACAGAGATTCGAGATCGTTTACATCGTGTCGCAACACCGTACCAGTAATACCTGAGTCAGGCGTAAATGCGTCTACTAACATATAGTAGAGTTTGGTTGTGCCTTCGTCAATCTGAGGCTGAAAAATATGTTGTAAATCTTCTATAGTCATTTCAGCACCTATGATTCACGTGCCACACACCGTTCTGCCGGAAACGAGCGAAGGGTCCAAAACAAGTCACACAATACAGTTTATTCTTGTTCATTTTTTATTCCAAATAAAATATCTCCTACATCGCTAGGAAATGTAGCGCCATACGCAGAGATGTATTCGATATCCACAGCTTCGTCGTCACCGTTTCCTGAACCTATGTAATATTTGATACCTTCATATGGAACATCGACTCGAACGATGCCTACCACATGACCACCACTAAACCACCTAACGTCTAAGACTTTCATCATGAGATCCTTACGTTGTTTAAAACTTTCAATACTCCAAATAGTTCCTTGCTGTTGTCAGGGCAGAGACGCTGAGGAGGATCATCGTAATTGCCGTTGTAGCGAGAAACTTTCTCCAATTTCTTGGGCACGAATCTAGTACCTGGCTTAGTGATAGTGACTTCCCAAGCCCATGCTGATTCGTAATAGTTGGTCTTGCGCTTGAGTTTGATCTTGTTGAACTCATAGTTCACACCATCTTGATCAACGATTTTCCAACCATTGGTCTGCTTGCTATAAGAACGTCCTTCCATCAGACGATTGATCAGTTCTTTTTGCTCGCGTTCGATATCAATGGCTCGCAGGCGATTACCGATACGGATCATGTTAGCAGTAGTAAGACCCATCAACTGACTTTGGATCAGGATTCGTTCTTCCTTTTCGCTCAATTTCGCACGTTCTCTAGCCATGACGGCCCCTTTCATTTAGCAGTTAGTTTGCTCAGTCGTTCATTTCGATCTTGGCAGTATACGCAGTGTGTGACACCAGGTATAGCCAATCTACGCGGTTCTGGAATTTCATCGCCACAGCCTTCGCAGAACTCAGCGGAAGGTTGCGAACGTTGCTTTTCCAATTTGTCACGCAGTGCTCTCTCTGCGTTCATATTCATCACTAAGCTGTTGATCTGTGCGATCTCAGCTTCTTCTTCATTGTTATACTCAAAATGCTCATCGCGATTCATAAAAGTCCTTAAGAATTGAACATGTGTTTATTATACACAAAAACGATCGAAAAGTCAAGTGGTGCCCTAGGCGGGATTCGAACCCGCAAAACCTACGACCTCAACGTAGTGCGTATACCGATTCCGCCACCAGGGCTAATTCATTTTGGGAGAATAATTTGGTGCTCTAAATGCTAGGACATAATTAGTCGGAAAGTATCCGATCGCGACACTCTTGTCAGTATTGCCTCCCAATACCTTGACATAAGTGACGCCATCGACTACTTCATATCCTTTGAAGAATCCCACATGACCACTCCATTCGGCTCGACCTCTACGCAGAACCACGATGTCGCCTTCTTGTGGATTATGTGTAGGATGACCCCATTTCAAGAAACTGCGAGCCATTAGACTATGAGTTCCTTGTACTCCATTATTCTGTAATACGGCATTTGCCCAACCAGCACACCAAGGAATATGTAAAGGATCTACGGTGCCTGTTCTGGCCGAATTCATATAATGCTTGAGTTCTTTACGATTAGTTTTAGCATCCATGCCCTCCATACGATGTGCTTCTTCCATGTAGGGTCTAGCTGCTTGTGTTGTAGTCTGACAGCCACCTAATAACAGGGCAACACAGACTATTGCTATGTTTCTCATAATAACCTCCATGTTTTTAAAGGCCAACTTATTACTTATTTTGGACAAATACCTTTAAAAACATACAGATAAAGATGGTGCTCCCAACAAGAATTGAACTTGTAATTCATCCTTACCAAGGATGTGTTATACCACTTAACTATAGGAGCCTTTGGTGCGAGCGGTGGGACTCGAACCCACAAGCCGAAGCGGGAGATTTTAAGTCTCCTGAGTTTACCGATTTCTCCACGCTCGCATTTGGCCTCCCCGGGCTGACTCGAACAGCCATCTAAACCTTAGGAGTGTCTTGTTCTATCCTGTTGAACTACGGAGAGTAGTGGCCTGCCCGGAGGGATTCGAACCCCCGACCCACAGCTTAGAAGGCTGTTGCTCTAATCCGGCTGAGCTACGGGCAGATGTTTTTAACTGTATTCGATATCTCCTGCTAATACGAATCTATAGTTGTTACTCTGTACTATTCCCGGGCGGTGCCATATCCTGCTTGGATATATCAACCAAGTATAATTATATGGTCTAATAAACAGTCTGTCATCTGATTCTAGACCGTTTGGAGCCATTTCTGTTCCGCAGGTATCCCGATTGGTAACATCGTCGGGTATATGAAGATACATTATGCCACTGAGCATGTTAGTATTTGTTTTATGGTGATGATGATGCCAAAGTTTATCTCGATCCTCGGCACCGTGTAGATTGGTCATAAATGACCAAGCCATCATATTTGATATCTTTGCTTCACGTCCTAGATACATGAACACACTGAATATAAAGCTCATACGAAACTTCAACCAACAGGATTCTGGTCTTTGGAATATGTTTTCTTTGGTTTGGAACTTGGGACTATTTTCAAAATAGTTACCATCTGCTATGACACGCTCGATACTAGAAATAGCCTGATCGACATCCTGTTGTGTTATGACAGAACTGAAATCATATGTCTTAAAGATGTCGTTACTATCGATGACCGGTATCATAGAAAAAATCCTGGAGCGGGCGACGAGGTTCGAACTCGCGACATATAGCTTGGAAGGCTATCACTCTACCAACTGAGTTACACCCGCATTTTTATTAATCTTCTTTGATATAGCTGGCTGCGACTTTGCGATCGCTTAGTTTCTTTTCTTCCCATTCTGCTAGCTTGACTCGATAGTCTTCTTCGGTCAGTCCATGCCAACCGATACACTTACCAGTGGGGCTGCGACCACAACCACATTTACCAATTTCATCTGCGTTTTCTTCTACAGGCATCTGCATTTCATTCTCCAAATCGTAGTATTCATCTTTCATGACAGCTTCATCAAACAGTTCTGCGTCTGTTTTCTTTTTTCTGTTAAAGATATTATCCCAGTTATTATCGAATGTCTTTTGATCAACACTAAATGGTCTTGGTTTACTACCTTTGCCGCCGTCACTCATATATACCTCAATAAATGGTCGGAGTGGAGAGATTCGAACTCCCGACCCACTGGTCCCAAACCAGTTGCGCTACCAGGCTGCGCTACACTCCGAAACTGGTTGCAGGGGGTGGAATCGCACCACCGATCTCCAGGGTATGAACCTGGTGAGTTACTGCTTCTCTACCCTGCTATAAACTTACAGTAGATTTTCTACTTTCAATGTTTCTGCGACATCGTCGCTCAACGGAATTTCTGTCTTGATGTTAGCTTCCAAGATAGAATCGTTGATCTTTTGCTTCTGCTTCTTGAGATTCAAGATCTCAGCCTTGACCTTGTCGATCTGTTCCTGGCTGAGCACAGAAGTAGCGACAGTATCGCTGTAGCCGTAAATGCGGCTACGATGTTCGCCCTTGTCATTCTTGATCTTTTCCAGCTTGCCTGTGAGCACAGCGACATCAGTCACTGGCTTTTGGTTAGCCATTTCTTCCAACTGGCCGATGCGCTTGTCGATGAACGCAGCCTTGGTTAGGTTGAGATCGATGTCATTAGTAGCGTTGGCTGCGGCTACTAGACCGCGGATGTTGTAAAGAGCCAACAGCAACTTCTGTCTACGAGCATCGCTGGCAAACAGTTGGTCATTGGCAGCTTTCAATTCTGCTGCTACATCTTGGAATTCGTTCAGTTCGATCGAAGTTTCGACCTTGATGCTACGGATAGCATCATTGATTGCTGTTTGTAGTGCGTTTGCCTTGCGTAGAGTGATGTTCATTTCTTTTTCCTTTGATTAATAACGGGTTGGTAAAAGGTCAAGTAATAGACCGGACAACTGACAGGGGCGGATCAACGATAACGCCTTTGACAAACCTCAATGTACATAGCACAGAGGCCTGCTTATTTCCGACTATCAACAGACATTCTATTTTGGTATCGGAACACACAAGCACGGACAGTTTTCAAGACTGTTTGCCAGTATTGGAGCTCGGCATGAAGCCGAACGATTGTCTATCCTCATCTACCCTTTACCTCGCCGGCTGCGCAGTTTCCTACGCAACAACTCTATAATACGATATTTTGTGTATGCTGTCAAGCCATTTTTGGCTTTAATTTCACGTCCCATGCCAAAATAGTTCTGTGTCCTTGTCCATTCCACGGGTATACTGTATGTGGAAGATAGCTAGGAAACATGACCATCATCATGGGTCGCGGAGAAAATCTCAATTGATCTATAAAAGTAAACTTGCTGGGATCCTTGACCACAGGAAATCTAAATTCTAGATTGGCATCTGAAGATTGACTTCCTGGATCTAGGTCTGGAACATCTATGTAGATGTTGCCGCTGATATGTGCGTTATGTGTATGTAAGGCCTGATAGTTACCAGCTGTTTGTCTGATAGTCCAGGCACTCACAAGTTCTGGTTCAAGATTGACTAGATCAGGTTTACCCGATTGTCTAGTCAGTGTATCCATGTAATCATAGCATCGTTGTTCCACGAAACTTTTCAATACAGTGACATCCTGACCAAAGTCGTTAGGCAATAGCTGTATCTGTTGACCGCCTCTAATGCTAATGGATTGATCTCCAGCATCGTTGAACTGAGTCATTTGATGCGCTGTATCTACCATGTTCTTGAGATAGGCAAAGACATCTGCTGGCAGGTCGTCTACAGCTATCACAGTTGGATTGATATAAGCGTATTTCATCTATTGCCTTATTATGGTGCTGCTTGTCGGATTCGAACTGACGACCTACTGCTTACAAGGCAGTTGCTCTACCGGCTGAGCTAAAGCAGCGTATTCTTACTTATATTTGAACTTGGCGGTGAGGGCGGGATTCGAACCCGCGGTAGACATTTCTGCCTACGACAGTTTAGCAAACTGCTGATTTAAGCCTCTCATCCACCTCACCAATGTTCTATTATAACACTGAAACAGAATCTTTGTCTACAGCATTTGCTCTAGAATAAGGTTCTGGTTCTTCTTTTTTCTCTTCTTTGCCGGGAATAGGTTGTAACCCAGCATTGATAAGAGCATTCAGTTTATTTGCTGCTTCGAAAGCAGCGTCTTCGACTTCTTGTGCCAATCTTTGTGCTTCAGCATTGGCTTTTTCATATGCGTCGACTGCGGCTGAATGGGCAGCATCGGCGTGTTGATATGCCTTCTTCATGGCATCTTCTAGTTTGGCCTTGGCTTTGTCTACGTCCTTGGCCGACTTGTCGGCTAATTCTTTAGCATCACTATAGACAGTTGCGGCCGCGTGTAAAGCACGATGAGACAGTCTTCTAGCAGCAGTTTCACTGACTTGTTCTATCTTATGGATAAAGTCCATGATACTCATGATAGTCCTCCTTGTTTTTTACCGCACTGCGGAACAATGATACTTATCGTGGTATAAGATTTTAGAAACTGTATCTGAATGTGTCTATGTCTTCTTGGAAGAACGCAGCTACTATGGCTTTAGTCCTATCGTTGTAGTATGATCTATAGTCATTATTTTCGGAAGTATTGATCATGGGCAATGGCACATCACAATCATAGATCTTTTGTATCTGTTTGAAATCTTCTTCGATATTTTCATATCGCAATATCAAATTTACACCGTCAACATACTGCTTCTGTGTCACGGCACCTTTAGGCCATGTAGGAGGATATGGAGACAGCATAGGATATAACACAGACCACATTTCGTCTTGTGGAAATTCGTTCATAAACTGATCGAAAGATGGAAACGGAGATCTATTAAAATAGTCTCGGACAAAATTTAAATTGTCTTGGCTGGCTTTTCCTGGATTATCATACCATCTACGCAGTTCATAGTAACCACTGACCATGCGGTCCCAAGGGTTTCTAACTATGCTAAAGCTAAATGGCAAATTGTCTACTGTGTTTTTTAGATCATTGAACGTTACTTTGAGATCAAATTCTTGATACGTGCTGTTCTTTCTGTTAGATATCAACCAACTCTTGATACTCATACCAGCCACTTTGGGATTGTGTACGAACGCTATGTTCTTTTCACCTGTAACAACAACGCTACTCATATCAATCCTTCTTGATATTCAACGATTCTCTTATCTTTGTAGCAGAGATATCAGTGATAGATTGATCAAAATGTTCTTGTTCGATCTTGTAACCTACATCCCTACCATACGTGATGTTCACGATATTAGGCACAAGCACGATTTGGAATTGACCTTGATACAAAGGATCTAGATCTCTCTTGATAAATCTAGCCACATCGTAGAAGTTGAACGGATTACTATCATTCCAACCTTGGCAATCACGCACCATGATACAGACTTGACCAGTCTTGGCCAACGCTCTTTCGAATAGAGCACGATGCCCATCATGCCATGGTTGCCAACGACCTAACATCTGTACAGTTTCTTTGCGATTATTCCATACAGGACGTCTGCGATCGGCCAATATATGATCAGAGATAAACGCTGCCCATTTTTCAGCATCTTGTTCAGTGATACGGAAATCATATATGTCTGGTTCTTGGAACATCTTGTTGGTATCTTCATATCTGCCTTCGCGGATAGTGTCAACCCAAATGGTCCAATCTGCTGAATAGTTTTTTCTAGTAGCTTCTAGAGGTGCTATGAAGTCGGCGATCACGTAACGTGCTTCGCTTTCATCTGACAGCAGTTTCATCCTGAAGCTTTGCCTGATTCGTCCTTCTTCACTGAAGTCCCAATCATCAAACCGTTTTCTAACAGCATCTGCTTCTAGGTGTTCGGTATCACCTAATCTAGATTGTAATGCTTTAGCCAGTGTTGTTTTACCTGCTCCTGGCAGTCCGCAGATCAGTATCTTTATAGCTTTCATGATACTATTTAATATGGCGGAAGCGGTGAGATTCGAACTCACGGAACCTTTCGGTTCGACGGTTTTCAAGACCGTTGCCATAAACCAGACTCGACCACACTTCCATAATTGGTGGGTGATGAGAGGGTCGAACTCCCGACATCCTCGGTGTAAACGAGGCGCTCTACCACTGAGCTAATCACCCTAAACTTTCACCATTAGTTAGTAGCATAGTTTACTATCCTCTTGCTACCTATTGTTGATCTGTTACACAGACCAGTTACTAGTATCATAGGCTTCCCGCTTCGGACAAGGTTAGCCTTGATCGTAGGCCGACGAGCTATGCTACTAACTAATGGTGCCCCAAGCGAGACTCGAACTCGCACACCGAAGTACTGGCTTCTAAGACCAGCGTGTCTACCAATTCCACCATCGGGGCATTGTTTATATTATGTAGTCTTTTGTTGACTGTGTCAACCGTATTCTGGTACCGAAGGTTGGAATTGAACCAACGACCAACGGCTTATCGGGCCGCTGCTCTACCTCTGAGCTACTCCGGTGTGGCTGGGGAAACTGGACTCGAACCAATACTGCCTGAGTCAAAGTCAGGTGTCCTACCGATTAGACGATTCCCCAATAATGAATTTGAGAGTTGTAGCACCATCGTTATTGCTACCATTCACCCTTCTCCGGATTAGCTAGCGGGACTCGGTACGTCACTCGGGATACCGGACCAGATAGTACGCCACCTTGTACACGGATCTTCCGATCCGCCGGGCATCGAACCCGCCACCTTCTACTGGGTCGGTCCTTCGAAGAAACCTAACCAGCGTGTCTTTCTCTTGCTGACACTCTCAAAACTTGGCTCCGGAGGTTGGGATCGAACCAACGACACGCGGATTAACAGTCCGCTGCAACTACCTCTGTGCTACTCCGGAATAGAGTTGGCGACTCGTAGGGGAATCGAACCCCTATGTCCTGCTAGACAGGCAGGCATAATAGCCACTATATGAACGAGCCATAACATGGTGGACCAGACAGGACTTGAACCCGCTACCTCCTCGGTGCAAACGAGGCGCTCTCCCAGATGAGCTACTGGCCCGAATTTTTATGGTAGCAGTAGTAGGACTCGAACCTACGATATACACCGTATGAAGGTGCCGCATTAGCCGCTATGCTATACTGCCATTAACATATTGAAATACACTATATTCAGTTCAAGGACACTCTTTAGAATGCGACTCATACTTGCGAACCCGCTACAGTATATTTCAATATGGTAATGGTGGGCCCTGTGAGATTCGAACTCACGACCAACGGATTAAAAGTCCGCTGCTCTACCTACTGAGCTAAGGGCCCAAACGTTTACCAGATTTACCATCATCTCCCATGATAGTTTCCTCCTTTAAAAAATTGGAGCGGGCGATCGGGTTCGAACCGACGACATTTACCTTGGCAAGGTAATGCTCTACCAACTGAGCTACGCCCGCATTAAATGGTACTCCGAAGGGGAGTCGAACCCCTCTTTCCGCCTTGAAAGGGCAGCGTCCTGACCGATAGACGACCGGAGCATTAACTGATTTGATTGTCAAACAACGTGGAGGACAGGGTGGGATTTGAACCCACGGCTTTACAGTTTTGCAGACTGTTCCATTGGACCTCTCTGGCACCTGTCCCTAAGTTTGATTATTGTACTACATTAACTGACTGCTGTCAATCACAAAGATAATTTTTTGAACTTATAATTCGCCATCAGTTCTTTGAAATCTGGATGATTCCAATCTGTACTCATGTCGATTGCCTTTTGAGGCAGTTTTAATTTTTCAGATATAGGTAAGTGTCTACCGACATCGCTTAAACTAAAACAGTTTACAGTGAATTTATTGTTAGGATTATCTCTAACTTCTAACCATTCATCCTGTATCTGGGTAGCTTCTACTATGTTAAGATCGTCATGCTCCCATTTTAGACAGTCTTCACTAAGAGCTGTTTCTCTCCTAACATACCCGACATTCAAGTTTGCGCTGCGTTTTACATCAGAATCTTTCATCAATCTATAACCATATGATTGATAGTTTGAACTTATCGAAGATTTTGTATCGAACGAACCTATAGGCACTTCTAATACAAACGGACTGAATGATTCGCCACTCCAATTCTCTGTCAACCATCTAATAGTATTGTCTAGGCTTTCTCTATTTTCTTTTGCTAACCCTATGATCAAACTAATAGATCCTCGATACAATTTTGTACCATTTGAATGATAATAATTTTTTATATCTATCAACCCTTGTTTGATCTTTTCAGGATCCATTCCTTTGCCAACTATCCTGGCAGCATCTCTGTTGAAACTTTCTATACCATAATACTGTCCTAGGAAATTCATCCTAAGCAGTTCTTCTCTATCTCTAGGACGAGATATCAATAAATCTGCCCTGACGAATCCTGAGAACCAAGGTCGGAATGAAAGCTGTTCTACAACATCAGCGAACTTGCTGATCTTTTCAGTTCGGTCATTAAATGTTTCATCTGATACGAGATAGTTGGATACTCCGAATCTATCATAGCTGTCTTGTAATTGTATCCTAGCGTCTTCGGCATCTCTGCTATAGTCGCCCTTGACTCCTAAGATTGGAAAGTTACAGAAGTCACATTTAAATTTACAACCTCGAGCAAACTCTATAGTCAACCATTCGTTTGAGTCTATGAAATCTCTATCTTCATACTTGACCATGAGACTCTTCATTGGATATGCCGGATACTGTTTGTTAGCATCTATGAGCTTACACCCTTTTGATAACAAATCAAATCTCGGTCTAGGTCCGTTGCCTTTGTACCATCTAAGGAATTCTAACAGTGCTAGTTCACCGAAACCTTTTATATGTAAATCAAAAGAACTAGTATCAAACTGAGCAGCTACTTGTCCTCCTGAAATCAACAATACATCTGGGAAAGTAACTTTCAACCATTTGATATAGTTTTCAAATCTTTCAGACATGTTGCTGAAAAGAAAACTAAATCCTAGAAAGACAGTGTCTTTGTCGATCCGGGATTTTGCTAACTCTTGTAATTCATCTAACTCCCAAACTTCGCAGAAGTCGATAACTTCGATGTCCCAACCTTCTTCTCTGAGACAATGAGCTATACGATATGCGCCTAGCGTTCGGGTCGGTGAACCCAAAATATTAAAAATAAGACCTTTCATCAGTCTATTTATAAGTGGTACCCCTGCTCAGATTCGAACTGAGAGAACTTCTCCTTTTGAGAGAGATGACTTTACCAATTTGTCCACAGGGGCAAAGGGCACTAGTGAAAAGAGTGAGTCGTTCCAATCCACCGACCAAGCAAACACAGCTATGCTCGTGCTTCCTTCTTATCGCCGGCCTTACGGCTAGTGCTTAAATGGTACCGGCGGTTGGTTTCGATCCAACTCCTACTGCTCCACAAACAGTCGTGCTAGCCACTAACACTACGACGGCATACTTGGTAGGCGCAGTAGGGATCGAACCTACGACAAACTGATTAAGAGTCAGCTACTCTACCGACTGAGTTATACGCCCGCATATGGTGCCCCTGGCAGGACTCGAACCTGCACACTCAGGCTTATCTGGCCTGTGCTTTGGCGAGGTATAAGCTCGCTTCTTTACCATTAAGCTACAGGGGCAAAAACTTTAATAACTGGTGGGCGCGGTGTGACTCGAACACACACTAAGACCGTTATGAGCGGCCGGCTTCACCTTTAAGCTACACGCCCTAGCCAGTTATGATACTAATATAGCACATCTAAAAAACGTGTCAACTAAAAAATTTGGTGCCAGCTCTAGGAATCGAACCTAGTTCAATGGTTCTTCAGACCACCGCTATGACCACATCAGCTAAACTGGCATATTTGGTCTGTGTGGTAGGATTTGAACCTACGGCCTCCTGGCTCCAAACCAGGCCGTCTCCCGGGCTGACATTACACACAGATAAAAGTCGGGCGCCTAACTATCCTCCTGGGAGGACTCGCTAGATTGTCTCGAATAGTCAAGTTTAACATACCGGCTTCAGTCATACTATAGTGTCAACACAGTCAA